CCAATATTTGAACCTGTTACAGAAAAGAGTAAAGAGTTTGAAAAGAAAGTAGTAAATCAAAAACGATTTGTTACTAAAATTACAAAAGGTTCAGCATCATCAAAGCATGGAATGAAAGATGTTTTCGTATTAAGTAAAGGGCAGCAACTTCCAAAAGAAGCTGTCTTAAAGATATTAACTCTATCAAAAAATACTCTTGACAAATTCAATGAGAAGTTTGATTGGTCAAGAAGAGGAACAACTTCATATGATGAATCAGAAGCACAAGCTGAAGGAATCATGACGATGGAACCTGTTGAGGGATCTACAAGCATTCCGACTGATGAAGCAGCTAAGCAACAAGAGAAAGAAAAACAGTCTGCGAAACTGTTTAGTTTTGACGACATAGAATTCTAGTTACCTAGGGGGAGAAAATGGCTGAAACAAAGGAAAGAGAGTTACAGTATCATGAAAGGTTAAATATTGGAGTTTTATCAGTTGCAAGAATTAAAAGACAATTAAAGAATGATATTATCGAAACTCTAACAGCTTGGGAAAAAGGAAAGAAAGTCCAAAAGCAATGTTGGAGAATTATCGGACCAGCGGGAGTTGGAAAAACTGAAATATGTTACCAAATTGCAGCAGAGCTGACAAAAGAAACTGGAAAGAACTTCGATATTATCATGGTAAAGGCTCCAGTTCTTTCAAGAGATGATTTCATTATTCCTTTTCCAGTAACAGCTGGCGGTGAACCCAAATTCAAAATGTTATATTCAGACTTTGTCCCAACTGTTGCGAGTAGTTATGGAATCTTCGTCATCGATGAATTTTCTCGTGGTGACCATACACTTCAACAGTTGCTTTGGCAAGTTCAAAATGAATATGCCATCCACAGATTTAAGTTTCCAGAAGGATGGTTTGTTATCTCAATTGATAACCCAGATGAATCCCAATATTCAATGGAGATTCTAGAAGATGCTGCTGGTATCAGAAGGCAGCTTCAAATTGCAGTAGAAGTAAGCGCTATTGATTTTCTTGAATATGCTATTGAAAGTCAATTTCATCCATATGTCATTGAGTTTATTCAAACTCATCCAGAGAGAGTTTATGATTTCTCATCTCAGAAATCTGGTATGGTGTATGCAAACCCTGCTAGCTGGGAGAAGTTATCTGACCATCTTTGGAAAATACAAATGAGTAATGATGGAAGAATTAATTTTGATGATCTTGAACCAAGAGCTCAAGGTTTATTGAACGTCCACATGACAAGATTATTTATTGAATTTGCAAAAGAGAAAAAAGATATCAATCCAAAAGATATCTTCTATAAATTTGGAAGTGTAAAGCCTGATATTGTTAAGCTAAAGAAAGAGAATAATAACTCCAAGCTTGGAGAAATCATGATCTCTTTCTGCACATTCTTAACTACTAGTATGCCTAAATACGAAAAGGAGCATTTGAATAATATCCTTGACTTCTTACTATTAATGCCTATTGATACTGGTGCATTATTCATTTCACACGTAGATCAATATGAAAGAAATTCAAAACAATTCCAATACATGACTGGAATACATCAATATTTTCTAAAATCAGCTCCGAAGTATAAGACAGAGTTCTATGATCCAATAGTTCAATGTGGTGAAGGTAAAATAAAGTAAATTAAAGAAGGTGGGTGGGTGGGATTTAATTTACTTAAGGAGAACGAATGGATACAGTAGAAAGAATGAACAAACTTATTGCACGATTTGTTTTACAATATAATTTCTGGGGATATTTGTTTTCATCAATAAAGAGAGTTCCACTTTTTGAGCCAGAAAAAGTAGGATTTGAAAGTATTATGGGAGTTGGGGCAGAACCGGATGGAACAATAAGTCTATATTTTGTTCCAGCACTAATTGAAAAGACAGATGATAGAAATTTACTTACTATTATTGAACATGAAGGAATGCATATATTAAACAAGCATATTTCAAGACTTATAAGAATATTAGCAAATGAAACTAAAGAACACATGAAAAAAGCAAAAATGGGCATTTGGAATATTGCTTCTGATTGTTCAGCAAATCAACAAGCAAATCTTAAAGAAGTAGTTATTAATGGGAAGTTATGCTCGCTTCAATTACCTAAAATGTATAACCTTCCAGATGGAAAAGTTAGTGAATTTTATTATTTAGAGTTATTGAAAAAACAAAAACAAAATCTTGAAAAATATGACAAGTTCATGGAAGAAGCTAAAGGTCTTATTGATGGTCATTCAAAATGGGCAGGAAATTTAAAAGGTGTTTCTGATTTAAGTAGTTTGGCAAGAAAGGTTGATAACTATACAACTAGTGTTATTAGAGAAGCTGCAAAAACCTTTCAAAAAGAAAGAGGAAACTTACCAGCGTATATTTCTGAATTGATTGCAGAAGCTCTTAAACCACCAAGAGCTCCTTATTATCAAATTATCAGGAGATTGGTGAGAGCAACAAGGTTTAGCAAATTCAAAAGATCGCATACAAAAATAAATAGAAAAAGAGCTTATCTTTTTGCTTTAGAAGAAGATGGTCTTCCAAAATTATCTCCATTTCCAGGAAGGACAAGAGACTTTACTTTCAAGATTGTTGTTTTGATTGATACATCTGGAAGTATGGGAAAAGATGAAATTCTAGAAGCTCTTTCTGGAATAAAGAATATTATTGAAAATGATCGTCATTGTCAAACAATTGTATTAGAAGTTGATACAGTTGTGAATAAAGAATATAAACCAAAAAGAATAAAAGATATAGATTTCAAAGTTAAAGGTAGAGGTGGGACAACTCTTGGTTTGGGAATTGATCGAGCTCGTGAATTGAACCCAGATGTTTGTTTAGCTTTTACTGATGGTTTTACAGAAAATATTAACGCATATCCAAGGAAAAAGTTTCCAAAGAAAATGATTTGGGTAGTCACCCCAAGAGGTTCTGTCGAACAATTGAACAGAACGGGGTATATAGTAAAATTAGATTAGGAGGATATAATGCCTAAAACTTATACATCAAAAGATGTTAGAGTTCTAGAAGAAGTAGAACATATTAGACTTAATCCAGCAATGTATATCGGGGATACTCAAAACCCAGTTCATTTGATTGAAGAAGCTCTGGATAACGCATTAGATGAAGCATTAGCAGGATATGCAAAGATAATTGCTGTTATCATTAACACAAAAGAGAATAAGTTTTCTGTCTTGGACGATGGTAGGGGTATACCAATAGATAATGATACCCCTATCACCGTTTCAAGAAAGTTATTTAGTGGAGCAAAATTTAGAGATCAAAAGAATGCTTATGAGATTAGCTCTGGTTTACATGGAGTTGGATTAGTAGCTATAAACGCTTTAAGTTCAAATTATACAGTAGAAGTATATCGAGATAAAAAGCATGCAAAATTTGATTTTGAAGATGCTAAGCTCAAAAAGTCACATATTGAAAATTTCTCAGAATTTCCAAGACCATTCGCAACTAAAATAGAGTTCATTCCTGATAAAAAATTCTTCGAAACATTAACCCCAGATATTAAAAGAATAAGAAAAAGATTAACAACTGCAGCAGCAGAGATGCCTGTGGATATTTCGTGTATATTAGTTATTGATGATGATAAAGAAATCTTTCAATTAACAGAAGAAACTCATTTCATTGAGACTTGTATAGATAATATAAAAGATTGCAAGATAAGAAAATTTACAGCAAATGTCCAACCAGAATCATTTGAAGTCTTAATGGCGTATGAAGAAGATTCAACAATAACTCCAAGGATTATGTCTTCTGTAAATTTATTGCCAGTTGATAGTGGTGGAAGTCATATCAATGCTTTCTTTGATATGTTAAAAGATTTCTATATCAGCAAAGGTAAAAAATTAGGTTATGAATTTCAACCAAATGATTGCTTTTGTGGATTAAGAATTTATTTGATTTTGAAAATGATTGACCCGAGATTTGTGGGTCAAACTAAAGAAAAAGTAACTAATCCAAAATCAGATTTTGATAAATTCATAAAGGTTTTAAGAACTCAATTTGAAGAATATAGTGAAAAATATCCAGATGAAATTAATGCAGATTTAGAACGATTTCAAGAATATAGAAAGAAACAAGATTCTAAAAAACTACAACTGAATGGAACAGGTAGCAAAAGAGCATCGGCTCGCTTCACTAAGCTAAGAGATTGTACTAGTAGGTTTGGAGAATTATTTATAGTTGAAGGAGATTCAGCAGGCGGATCAATAATTCAATCAAGAGATCCAAAGATTCATGCTGTTCTACCTTTGAAGGGCAAATCAATTCCAAACATTACGACCAAGAAGAAAATTCTTGAAAATAAAGAAGTAGGAGAATTAGTCAAAGCAGTAGGAACTGGTTTGGCCCCAAACTTCGATATCTCTAAACTTAGGTACAGCAAGCTGGTATGTGCTACAGACGCGGATCATGATGGTGCACATATAGCTTGCTTAGTGACCATGTTAGTGGCAATTTTGTTGCCTGATATTATTAAAGAAGGAAAATATTTCATAGCTCAAACTCCATTGTTTGCTATACAAGAAAAGAAAGCATTTATACCATTATGGAATGATGAGCAATTAGAGAAAGCTAGAAAAGAAAAAAGAAATATTCAACGATATAAAGGTTTAGGAGAAATGAATCCTGAAGAATTAAAAGTTTGTTTATTGGATGAACCAACAAGGCATTTGATTCCAATAAAGTATAGTGATAATATTGAAGAGTTGGTAAAGTTATTTTCTAGTGCTATAGAGAAAAGAGAACTCGTTATTAGTGAGGAATAATAACAATGAAAAAACTAATTTTTCTTCTATTAATTTTATGTTCGTGCGAGACTACTCAAGGTCAAAGTACACGAACGAGATACTACGATGAGAAAGGAATTTATAAATTTGGGTTTTTAAAGTAACATGAAAAAAGAACAATTCATTCCTGAAGTATGTAAAGATTGTTTAGTAAGAGCTACATGCTCGAAAAATTTACCAAGTGGAACTTTATGTGAAAAAGCAAATAAAGAACTAAGATCTTTAATATTCTCATTAGGAGTAGATAAAGATGTTTTCAATCAACTACTGGCAAGAGTTAAAACGATTTATTAATCATAGACAAATTGGAGAAATTATTACAAGACAACAATTAATGAATTTATTTCGTAACTATCTACCATATAAAAGTCCTACAACTTCTGGTTACACATTTGATAAATATAGAAGATACTTAACAGTAATAAAAATATTAGACCATGTTGGTAGAGGAAGATATAGAATCAACGAACATATTCCACCTTGGATGACTAGTAAATACGCTCAATATCAGGCAATGAGAACATCTCTTAGAAATGAAATTAGGGGTTTCTAAATGGGACGTGGAAATTTTTGGCAAGAAATGATTAGATTTATAAACTATCACCCTATTGATTCGATTATAGCAAGAAAACAATTAGCAAGATTATATTATGGTTATATTCCAGAAAAAACTAGTGGTATTAAAACATTTGATGAATATAGAAGATTGCTTATGAATCTTGGTTATTTAGAACGTCTTGGAAGAGGAGAATATAAAGTTATAAAAAGAATTCCAGACTGGTTAAGAAAAAAAGATGCAGCATCTATGGATAGAAGACACATAAACTATGTGGTACAAGATAGTTAGAGAAAAAGATGGAAAAATATATACATTATTTCATGGAACACAGGGAAGTAAATTATTAGAACCAGAAACGTGGTATGAAGCAGATCAAAAACCAGTAACTGATGGAACTAGTAAAACAGAATATATTTCTGGGTTTCATGTTTTGCCTAGTTACGATATAGCAAAAATTTATTTAGAAAAACATTTTAAATTAAAAGATGATAAAAAGATTGTAAGATGCTTTGCAGGAGATATTACTCCAAAAGCTCATAGTAAAGATCCAGTATTTTTAGCAAGGTTTATTTATATTCTAAAAGGAGATGTAAATGAAGGAAGCACACGTTTGGATCCAATTTGATATGACAAAATTAGGTCAAGATAAATTACATAAATTATTTCAAGCTGAAAAATTACTAAATGAAATAGGAATATCATTTGATACTGGTGGTGGTTTTGGCGGTAGAGATTGGGAGTGGGATTGGAGTTTAAAAGGACCAGTAAAAGTATATTTTAAAGAACTTAAAGAAGATTTTGAAAAGAGGAAAAATAATGAGTCACAAAGCGATAACAAGGGAATGCCCATCGTGCAAGAAGCTGGTTGTTAATGATGAAGGAAATTTCCAATGTATGTGGGGAAGATCTAAAAAAAGAAAAATCATATATGAAGTAAAAAGAACTTTGAAGCATTGCACATTGAACATTCAAAAGGAATTTGAAACATGCCATACATAGTAAAAGAATTTCGGCCAAATCTTGATACTCTTGTTGAAATTATGGCAAGCATGGGTATCAAAGCAGATGGTGATTTAAATTACGTTTTATTTAAGTATTGTAAATATCATATAGAACCTGGTTATAAGAATTATAAAAATTTTCTTGGTGAACTCGATGAATGTCGTGCAGAAATTAGAAGAAAACTTTTATCTAAATATGAAGATAAAAAGATAGAAGAAAACGGAGATGTATAATGACTAAAAAAGACTTTTCCAGATTAAGAATTGGAACATGGGTTAGAGTATATTTTGATGATGTTGGTGCAAGAGATGGAATTATTATTGAAAAAGAACAAAAAGAAATAAAAATGTTTGAACCTACTGAAAATACATCTTTCTGGATGGAGAGAGAAAGAATTTTAGCAGTTGGCCCATTTGTAACAACTCCAAGATTTTAGGAGAATAAAAATGACAAAAGCAGATTTCTACATTGATAAGAAATGGATAGGTTCTATATTTAATGACGGTTATCCTAAAGGAATTTTATTAGAAGTTCTAATTCAAATAAATGAAACTATGTTTGAAGAATTAGCAATTGAATTTATACAAAAAAGAAATGGAGTAGTTGCTTCAGATGGTGGTCTCTGGCCTCATTTATGGTCTGATAGTAGACTAACTGATTATTCATATATATTTGTAACCGAACTTGGTAAAGTTATGGCATCTAGTTTTGGTAAGGAATTATTTGATCCAGTTAAATTTCTTCAAGGATGTGATGTTAAAGAAGTATATCCTGGTGTAGGAGTTCCGAATTTTCCAATAATGGATGTTGAAAAATTTGATAGAACAAACCAAGTATTAGAAGGAGTAAAACGTGGATATACAGTTACCAAAATTGTATAAAGATTATGGACAATATTCAAACTATAGAAACTTTCCATTAGATTTAGATGGATTGAAACCAGTAGAAAGAAGAGTATTATTATCAGCTTATAAAATAGCTAGAGAAAAGTTTGTTAAGTCACGTCAAGTAGATGCTTATACAATTGGCCATTTTCATCCTCATGGTGAATGTGTAACTGGAGAAACTAAAATACTTTTACTTGATGGAACAACAATCCAAGTAAAAGATTTAGTAGAAAGAGATAATTTTTGGGTTTACTCATGCACACCAGATGGTGTAATAAAACCAGGTCTTGCACACTCAGCTAGGATTGTAAAAAAAGTTTCTACTATATATAGAATTTCTATTGATAATGAAACATATTTTGAATGTACTGAAGATCATCCTATTATGATAAGAGATGGTTCATTTGTAGAAGCCAAAAATTTGAAAGAAAACGATTCATTAATGCCATTATATTTAAGACAAGAAGATGGTTATACATATTATAAAGATAATAGTAGAATAATATGCAGAGAAGAAAAAGTTTCTTGGATGGTTGTAAGGGAACTAATTAATAAAAATCTAGATGATTTAGTTGGTTTAAAAAATTATCATACTCATCATAAAAACGAACGAAGAAATGATGATCGACCAGAAAATTTAGATTTTTTATATTATAAAGATCATACGTCTGAAACAGCAAAAAATAGAACCAATGAAAGCAATAAAATTATTTCTGAAAAAGTTAAAAGTGCATATAGAAGTAATAAAAACAACTTTAAAGAAAGAGCATTAGAAGGACTAGAAAAAGGAAGACAAAAAATGTTTTCTGAAGGTAGTCCAATAAGAGAAAAGATTCGAGAAAAAAATTCAAAACTAATATTGTCTTATAATAAAAGATTTGTAGAAGATAGAATTCTAAAGATACTAAAAAATATGATTAGTAATAATATTAAAATAACAGAAACTAATTATGAAGAAAATAGGAAGAAGATTTATAATGGACCATTTTGGAAAACAATATTTAAAAAGTTTGGGTCTATAGAAGAAGCTACTAAACAAGCTAAAACATATAATCATATTGTTACTAAAATTGAAAAAATAAACTTAGAAAAAGAAATTGACGTATATGATATTTCTGTTGAAAAATATCATAATTTTGCACTTGAAAATGGCATTTTTGTTCATAACTGTTATGGCACAATTGTTCAATTAGTTAGACAAGGGTTTTTAGAAGGTCAAGGTAATTTTGGAACAACAGTTGGAGTCGAACCAGTAGGTCCAGCTGCTCCTAGATATACAGAGTGCAGGATTCAAAAACAAACTCTTGAATTAGCATTCAAGTATATAAAATATGTTCCAATAGTTCCAACTGAGTTAAATGATGAAGAACCCTTATACTTACCGACAATGTATCCCGTTTGTCTTTTGGGACAATCATATACTCAGGGTATTGGATTTGGTTTCAAGACTCTGATTCCATGTTACAAGGTTGAAGACTTACATAAAAGATTACTTTGGTTAATTGGTGAAAGGAAAACAAAACCAACCATAGCACCAATATCTGATTGTAAGATTACTGCAACAGAAAAAGATTTAGAAGATTTATTGACCACAGGAAAAGCTAAGATAGCAGTCGAAGGAATATTTACAACAAGTCCAAGGACTAATAAATTAACACTTACATCTTGGCCACCTGGGAAAAAATTCGAATCTTTACTAAATGCTTTTTCAAAAGAATTAGAAGCAGGTTTAATTGGCGTTATTGATTTATCTAGCAAAAATCAAACCGAAATAGTTTTTGAAGTTTTGAGAGAAAGAAATAGAGACAAAATCTTTCAAGACTTTATAAAGAAAATGAAACGAGTAGTTCAAGGTGCAGTTTCTTTTGAAATTCAAGTTGTAGACATAAATCAAAAAGTCATGATTAAATCTGTTGATAGTATGTTAATGGATACATATAAAATGTTTAAAGATGTTAATGAAAAAGTATTGAAAGATGAAATTCAAAAAATTAAAGAAGTAATTGATGAATATTCTCTTCTTGAAAAAGCTAGAAAACCATTAACTATTTGTATTCAATCAGGAATGACTGTAGAAGAGACAGTTAAAGTAGTTTCAGATGCTGTAAATTGTGATGAAAAAGATATTGCAGTATTGATTGATAAATATAGAATTAAAAAATTGTTAACTTTAGACACAGATACAGAAGGATTAGAAAAAGAAAAACAGTCTAAAAATCATTTACTAAGCTCTTTAGTAAACTATGTATTAAATCAATATAGAGAGATGAAATAGGAGGATATATGTTTGAAATTTCAAAGAAATTTAGTATACCAGTTGGCCATAGATTAAGTCAACACAAAGGTAAATGTAAAAATATTCATGGACATAATATTGATGTTATTGTAACAGTTGAAACCGATGAATTAGATCATAATGGAATGGTAATGGATTTTTCTAACTTAAAAAAGTTAGTTAATGATATTGTATTAGATAAGTTCGATCATTCATTATTACTAAATGCAACAGACAAAGAATTATTTGATACATTAAAAAATAAGTTTAATATAGAAAATCTTATTCTTCTAGCTTTTGAACCAACAGCAGAGAATTTATGCAGATTTATTTACGATCTACTAGAAAATAAATTACCCATCAACGGTCGTTTAAAAAGCGTAGAAATTTTTGAGAATGAGACATCTTCAGCAAAATATTATAGGTAATGAGAAATGGTAGATATTATAAAGAGAGCCGGTTTAGCAATTCCAACTAGTTACAGAAACGAAAGGTTTTACGAGTCCATAAAAGAGTTCCTAACAAGACGAACAAAGACCTATAATTCGTCTGTTTACACATACAATATGTTTTATCTTGAATCGGAAAAGTTTCTTACAGTTCCAAGAAATTTTCCGATTCAAGATTATGTTTCAAGTCCTAACTTAATTGATAAAAGACAAGAAGGTGAAGAGATTTCAATTCAACATAACATAACTTTAAGAAGTGAAGCTCAGAAAAAAGCAGTTGAAATCTTAATGAATAATGAAACAGGAATACTTCAGCTTGCTCCAGGTGTTGGAAAAACAGTTATTTCTATTTTTATGATTGCTGAAAGAAAACGAAAAAGTTTAATTTTAGTTCATAGAGATAGCTTAGCTGACCAGTGGAGAGACAGATTTCTTCAATTTACAAATATTAGTAATGATAATATTTCAAGATTAACATCTTCTAGTTTCAAAAAAGATTTATTAAAACCAATCATAATAGTAACCGATCAAACATTACTTTCATTATTAAAGAGAAATAGAGAAGAATTTTTGCTAGCATTAAATGAGGCAAATATTGGAATCTTTATTGCTGATGAAGTTCATACCTCAGTAGGTGCCCCAACCTTTTCAGAATGTTCAATTCATATTCCATCAAAATACGCTTATGGGTTAAGTGCCACTCCTTATAGAATTGATGGAAATGGAGATGTTATAGAATTTCATTTAGGACAAATAACATCCGATGATGATTTAGAAGGAACAATGGCTGCAAAAGTAACAGTTCTTCTTTTAAATTATGAAATTGATACTCCAAAAAGATATACGTATGTTCATTGGGGTGGAGAATTTCAGCGAGCTAGATATTTGAATTTAATGAGAAAATCCCAACCATTTTTAGATATTTTAAAATCATTATTAGCAAAAATGATTAAAGATAATAGACAAGTAATATGTATGGTTGAAAGAGTTAATTTAATTGAAGATTTACATGAATGGGCACCAACTCTAAATAAATCAATGTTTTGTGGTGTTGCAAAATTAGATACACTACAGCAACAAATAACGTTTGCTACACCAGGAAAATGCAGAGACGGAATTGATGCTCCTCAAAAAGATTGTGTAATAGTTACATCTCCAATAGCAAATATTGAGCAATTAACAGGAAGAGTTGTAAGGTCGGTAAAAGATAAGAAAACTCCTATTATAATTGATATGGTGGATTGTGGATCAACTAGAATAGGGCAAACATTGAGTTCAAGAGTTAGTTTCTACGAAAGAAAGAAATGGCCAATTCAATATGTTTTATTAACAAATGGACAAAAGAAGTTAATTGATAAAGAAACCAGTTACAGAATAATTCATGGAGGTGTTGAATGATTATTCAGCTTGATTTTATTACCAATAGTTCATCTACATCTTATGTTGCCATTATTCCAAAGAATTTTATAGTCATTGAAAAAGATGTTGAAAGTATAATTGAAAATGAATTTGGAGGACAAGAATATTATGACGAAGGAAACACACTAGAAGAAACTTTTAATAATATTAGAACAGCTGTTGAAAGATTAAAAGAAGAAGAAGAGTTATGGGCAGAAGATTGTGGTTTTGAGAATCATCAGATTGTTCATGAACTATTAGATAGGTATGGACTAATTATGGCTGATTTTGAAAGTGGCCCTGATTCTGGTCTTATTATTCCTATAACGCAAAAAACTACTGATAAAGCAATAAAAACATATGAAAAGATGACGAAAAAGGAAACTAAGAAATGAAATTTCTAATAACGGCTGATATTCATTTGTCCAGATATGGACAGGATAAAGTAGAAGATACAACTAATCTCCCAGAAAGATTACATAGTATTAAGAATGTATTATATGATATGGGAGAATATTGTTTTCAAAATAAAATAACTGATATGGTAATAGCTGGGGATTTACTTCATGGAAAATCAATAATTTATGCTATCGCTCAAGATGTAATGATTGATTTCTTTTCAGAGTTCAAAAATCTGAATTTCTTTGTATTAGATGGAAATCATGATCTATCTGGAAAAAGCGAAAATGCCATCTCTGCTTTGAAGTCCATTAGACATATTCCCAACGTTACATGGATTTCAAAACACCCAGTATATCATATAGACGAACCAATTGTTTTTATTCCATATTCTGCAAATATTAGAGAGAATGTAAAAGATAGTTCAGCAAAAATCTTGATTTCTCATTTTGGTTTAAATGAAGGAATGTTAAATTCAGGAATAAGTATTGTTTCAGACATAAAATTAAAAGATTTAGTTGGTAAATATGAATTAGTTTTGCTTGGCCATTATCATAAACCCCAAGAAATATCAAACGATAGTATAAGATTGTTCTATACTGGATCTCCAATTCAATTAGATTGGGGTGAGAAAAATGATGAGAAAAGATTTTTAGTTGTTGATACAAAAACTCTTGAAGTTAAAAGTGTAAAGACAACTGGATATAAAAAACATATTGAATTAGAATTGACCAATAAAAGTAAGGATGAAATATTAAAGATTGCTCAAGAAGAAAGTGAAAAAGGAAATTATATTAAAATATTAAAGAAAGAAGTTGTTGATATTAAAGATTTAGAGAAATTTAATGTAGTGGATAAATCAGATAGGGATATAACAAATAGAGGAATAACCAGTTCAATGGCAAAGGAAGAAAAACTAAAAAGATTTTTAGAGATAAAAGAAATTTCTCCTGAAGAAACAGAAGACTATCTAAAATATGGTATTGAAATAATTAATAGCTGTGAAGGGGATACTATATGAGACAAGTAAATTTTGAAGAAGTTGGAATGAAAAATTATGGTCCATATATTGATGATATGGTTCTAAAATTCAACAAAGGCACACTAACATTTATAACTGGACCAAATGGTGTTGGAAAAACTATGGCGTTAGATGCAATTCCATTTTGTCTTTATGGAACAACTTCAAAAGGAAGTAAAGGAGATGAAGTTGTAAATAACGTTGTAGGAAAAGATTGCCATACATGGTTGACCTTTTCTATTGATAATGATAAATATAAAATAGATAGATTTCATAAGCATTCTAAAAAGAATAATACAGTAATTCTTCAAAAGAATGGAGTTGAAATAAAGAAAGGTCAAAAAGAAGTATTACCAGAAATTGAAAGAATTGTTTGCCCTCAAAGAACATTTATGAACACAGTTATGTTCGGGCAAAAAGTCAAAGATTTCTTTACAGATTTAACTGACTCTGATAAGAAAGAAATCTTTAGAAAGATTTTAGATCTGGATATTTATCAGCAGTATTACAAGAAAGCTGATGATATTTTAAAACAAGTTAGACCAGCTATTGTAACCCTTCAATCTAATCAACAAATTAATTCGTCTCTTTTATCAGATTCTCAAGAACAATTGAAAAATTTAATTGAAAAGAAAGATGAGTTTGAAAAAGCAAAAAGTGAATATGTAACCAATTTTTCAGAAGAGATTGTAAGAGCTGACCAAGTTTTAAAAGAACTTAGAGAATCTCTTATAGAATATCAATTAAAAGATTCAGATATAGAAAAAACAATTAAAGAAATAGCTGATGCTGAAAATCGTTTAAGATCTATAACTAAAGATCAAGAAGCAGCAAGACAAGAAGTTAAAAATCAAAAGATCATTAAAGAGGGAGAATTAATAAAAATTTCAAATGAAATCAAGTCAGAAGTTCTTCAAAAATATCAGAAAGCAAAAGATGAAGCTTCTGCTGAATTTCAAAATAATACAAATAAAGTTCATAAAGAAACAGATGAATTAAATAAAAAGAAAGTTTTATTAGCATCTGAAGAAACAAAGTTACAAGTAACTATTGGAATGGCACAACAAGAAATTCATAAAATGGATGATGCTCTAAATTTTGAAACAGCCACATGCCCAACTTGTTTGCAAGAAATTGATGAAAAAGCAAAGAAAGTTCTTAAAGAAAGAATACAAAAATTAGAAAAAGAAATAACTGATTATAGTAATATGTTTAGAGAAAATTCTTTAAGACAAAATGAATTGAAAGAAAAACGAAAGGAATTAGATAAACAAATTGAAGATTTACTAACATTATTTCAAAGAGAAAAAGATAAACTAGAAAAGGAACGAGAAAAAGGTTTTGATGACGCAGAACAAAGATTACAATTTGCTTTAACCAAATTAAATAATATGGTTCTACAAAAATTAAGTGATATATCTGATGACTATGTTGATAAAGTAGAATCTATTAATAAAGAAATAGAAAGACTAAAACGAATAAAAATAGAACAAAATTCAGTAAGAACCATTATCCAGCAAATTGAATCTAAAATTAATAATCAACAAATGCATATTAATTACATGGAGAAACAATTAGAAGAAAAGAAAAAAGAAAATTTTGATTTATCACAAATCAGAAGTTATGAACAAAAGATAAAAGCTTATACAGCAGCAATTAAAGAGAGTCAAGACAAGCTAGTGGTATTAGAACGAAAAGTTGGAATAGTTGATTTTTGGAAATCAGCTTTCTCTCCAACTGGAATTCCATCAATGTTAATTGATGAGTCAATTCCATTTATGAACCGAAGAGTCACGTTCTATTTAGATCACCTAACAAATAATAGATATTTGGTTTCATTTGATACTTTATCAGCAATTAAATCTGGAGAAATAAGAGATAAAATATCTGTTAATGTTTTAGATACATATACAAAAGCTAATTCAAGAATTCAACTTTCAGGTGGCCAGACAAGATTAATTGATATTTCTATAATTCTGACCTTGGGTGACTTGCAAGCAAAAATGCAAGATGTTTCATTTAATATCTTGCTATTCGATGAAATATTTGATAGTTTGGATGAAGAAAATATTGGATTTGTATCTAAGGTATTAACAATGATAAAAGAAGGTTTTAAAGATCCAGATACAGATTTAGAAAGTCTACCAAGATCAATTTATTTAATTTCTCATAGGCACGAGGACCAGCTTGAAGCGGATGAGACTTTAAATATCACTTGAGGTAATTATGCTAATAAGTAGTGATTTTATAACAAATAGTTCAGCTAGTTCATATATGCTTAAAATACCAAATGAAATTACTTCTACAAAATTACAAGGATACATTTATAATCTTCCAAGAACTATTTATAGAGATGTAAAATCATTTATGACATTTTCAAATAAACAAAAATTGGTTGAATTTACCCAACAAAAAGAATGTGATTGGATATCAAAAGTTATGGGGCCAAGTGAATTTATTTCCCTGAGTAAAGAAGAGTTTACTCAACTTAGACGTGCTATTGAAGAAAAAAACTCATATGAGATAATTGGTTATATGGAATTAGCGTGGGGAAAAAGAGCTGAAAGTATAAAATCTTATTGTAGTAGAAATTTTATAAAAATGATTTACTTAGAAGATGACTAGGAGAGGGTATGATTAGAATAGCAAACTGGTTGTTAACAAGAAAGTGCAATCTGCGTTGTGACTACTGTGCAATAGTAAGAGATTATAAAAATAAACCAGAAGAATATCCTGATATGAAACATTATTTTGAAAATGAAATGTCAACCGAAACAGTTATTGAAGGATTAAGAAAATTTAAACTTCATAATCCAGATATATTTCATATATTCTATGGTGGCGAACCTTTGTTGAGAAAAGATCTTCCAGAAATAATAGAGTATACAAATAAGGAAGACATTCACTATACTATTATTTCAAATAATACTCCAGAGGTTCGCCCATTAATTGAAAAGTTATTTGAAAAAGCAGGAAAGATTACAGGATTTACAGCTTCTATTGATCCAATATTTTCTGATAATGAAAAAGATCATAGAACATTAAAGAGTATTAGCGGTTTTAAAGGTTTAGCAAGACTAAAAAAATATGTAAATGATGTTGTTGGTGAAATAACTATAACAAATGATACTGTTCCAAATATCTATGAACTAGTTAAGATGCTTTCTGAAAAAGGAATTAATAGTGATGTGACTTTTGTTGATATTGCAAAAAGTCCATACTATGATTTTTCAAATGTTACTGATGAAAAAGAACTAGTTCAAATATCATCAAAATTAGGAAACGAACTTCAAAAGTTGTGGTATGATACTAAGTTAGACATCCATATGAAGGATATTCTTATTCCTGAAATATGGATGATGCTCCCATCAAATCTTGACTGTGAAATAGAAAAGGTATTTCATAATGTGTCTATTGATGCTGATGGAACCATAAGATTATGCTTAAGAATTAGAGGTGTTGAAACTCCAACAAATATCAATTTGGGTAATTTAATTGATAATAAAGGAGTAATAAATTCTGAAGCTATTGGAACTATTACAAGAGATAAAAAGAATTTTTGTAAACTATGTAACCATACTTGTCAAATTATGAGTAGATTTATGGAAACAAATCAATCAAATACAGAGGAGCTTGTCCATTTAGAAAAAAGGAGGACATAAAATATGGCAGATGAAAAAGATCCTAAAGATAAAATTGAAGGTGAAGTATTAATAAACGCCTTAATGTTTTGGAAAAAAGTATATGATTCAAAAGAAGTAACAATAAAATTTGTAAAGAAAAACGGCGAAGTAAGGATTATGAGATGCACATTAGACTTCACAAAAATTCCTAAAAAAGATGTGCCTAAACAAGTGAATGTTCCAAGAATGTTACAGTTGGTTAGAGAGAAACAAATTATTCACGTGTATGATTTGGATAGGCAAGGATGGAGGTCTGTTCCATTTTCTGAAGTAGAATGGCTAGAAAATAAACAAGGCCGTTTTTACACAAAGAAAGCTTTAGAATTATTGAGGAAAAAGAAATGACAATTCTCGAAGAACTACTTAGCGAAATAAAAACTGTAAATATAGTTGAAAAATTAAAAATGATTTGTGATAGGATTCAAAAAGAAGAAAATGAAAAATTCACACATCCAAAAGAATTAGTTCCTAAGGGACCAAACAATTTTCTAGTTGTTGAAGTTCCAGGAAGAAATATAAAAGAAATTGCTTATCTGGTATTAGAACGAGATATGCCAGTATCTTCTCAATCATATAATGCTGTTCTATATACGTATATGCTTCCGAAACTGGATTATACTAAACCAGATAGTTTTCCTCCACCAAAGAGACAACAAACATGGACTATAAATGAAACCGAACCTCAAAAAGTTCTAAAAGCATTTGCAAGAACAATTAAATTTCTGAAAGGGGAATAGATGGAAACAGAGGAAATTCGAATTAATGATAAATTTGTTTCTATAGTTAGAGTAGATAATCTTGCTGAAAAACCAGATATTCCAGTATCTACAATAAAGAGTCAATCTACTAATATATTTTTAAAGAAAGTAAATCAGAAGTATACTATTACTCAAATTGGAATGAGTCCAAGAAACTGTAGATATTTAGAAAAAATTGACCAATCAAGAATTATTGTTATAATTGAAGAACCACCTTCTTTTAGAACTTTATTTTACGCGCAGCATCTTATTAGCTCGCATCTAGAAGCATTGGAAAAAGAAAAAATTATTGAATATAAAATAAATCCTAACGATTATAAGGGTGAGATTTGTAAATTTAGTCTTGCTCTTCCATATATTCAATTTATAATGATGTTTAACTCATCAAGGCTTGAAGCTATATATGCTACAGTAAGACCAAAACCAATTATTAGTTTATCAGATAATCTATTTATTCCTCCATTTCCAAATATAAATGATGCGTGCAATGTCTGCTTAGGAGACGCAATCTCAGGATCTTCAAATTTAGTATTAGCTGTTGACCAAGCACTAAAAAGATTCTGGAGTTCACATTTTAACGCGGATTACCTTACAAATTTTACAAAATATCAGAGTGTTCCAATTATTGGAAACTTATTTGATTGGCAATATATGAGTGAAAAAGATCCAATGTTCATATATAAAGCAGATTGGCTTCCAACGGATCATACATGCCAATCGTTTATAACATTAATAAAATCAAGTTATAAAACAGCAAATTTTAAACCATTAACTTATCCGGAACTTTATAATATTTTTAATATGAAGCAGAATTATGCTACTACAAAGAAAAGGTCAAGAAGAACAGTGACAGTATATGAAGATGTTGCTAGTGGTGTTAATCTTTTAAAAACAAAAGATGAACCAACTATGACTTTATATATTGGTGATTCAATTACAGTCAAAGGAAAAACTTTGTTCACAGAGAGCTTCCTATCTTCTGATACCCTTGGAATAGTTGAATATATTAGATTCATAAGAGATGATGGAAAATATATAATTTACAAACTAACCAAGAAAACTAGATCATTTCTTGCTAGAACTAGAAAAAAGATGCTTTTTGAAGATAAAGCAGTATTAGAAAACGGTTTGGAAGTTAAAGCAGGAGATATCTTAATATTAGATGGGAGAGCAAATAAAAAACTATTCAAGAAAATTTTATATATTAGAAAAACTGTAGAAGGAAGAATAGAACTTAGAGCTGCTGACAGATATTTTACAACAGATAATATCCCTTCAAACGTATCAAAATTTGATATTAGTAATATTATTCTTGATGGAGTAAAACTAAATGAAGGAGAAGAATATATAATATCTACTAGAGTGGCAGCATCTAATCCTGCTCTTCAAAGTTTATCTAGAGGAAAATTTGTAGAAATGGTTGTTACAAATACTCTGGCAGCAAAATTCAAACCTGCTATTGGTTTTGGTGCAGCAGATATTCTTATTCCCGCAGATGAAGTAGGCGTTATCATGAAAGAACTCGACTTTGAAAAGTTACCACCAATATTTTGTATGGGAAGATCTATAGTCGAAACCCTTTCAGAAGCATATAGAAAAGATAACGTATTATATTTTCTTAATGGAATCCAAATGATTATGGATGGGGCAACAAACTTCAATCGTACTTGTATTGAAACTCTCCAAGAAGGATCATTTGTCATTAAGTCAAACTGTCTTGATTTTATATTTGAAGTTGGAGATGAAGTTGTTGTTTCTAACTGGAGTAGTCCTATAGAAATGCTAAAGATTAAAAAAATTATTGGAATTGGAAGAAATAATGAAAAAAGACAAATTGAATTTTATTTAGAAGATAAAGATGGAAATAAAACTTCTTTCCCATATGTTGAAAAGAATTGCGTGCATATAGGATCTGTAAGGAGAATTATTAGAGAATATAATGGATTAGAAAGAGGATCAAAAATAGTATCTAAAACTACAGACGCAAAAGGATTTCCAAAAGATTCAGTTAATATCATTATTGGTTTTATTAACGATACAGGAACCTCAGAACCATTAGTTTTTTGTTCAAATGGATTAACTTTATGGTTTAGTGATATTCAAGAAAAATTTGATGTTGTTGAGAGAAGCTCTAAAGTATGGAACTCTTTAAATCATGTTCCTATTGAGTTATCAAAAATAGAATATCAACCTGGGGATTTAGTTGAATGTTCATCAAATTATAGAGCTCTCGGCGGTTTTATGACATATAGAAATAATGAAAGTGATCCTCATTTATTAGCATTTATAACAAGATCAATTTTAAATTTTCCTGATTATTATAATCTTGACAAAATATTTTTAAGTGAGATGAAACTTAATGGAATCTTGAATCCAAGAGAACCTTTTGGAATAGGAGAAAAATGTCTTCCAAATTTTCATGGAGGATATTACAGAACACCATTTATAAATCATCCAACTTCGTATAATTCGTATTTTCAACCTGGGAAAGGAAGGTTATATAATGTTTCCAATAGCAATTAATGATGGCGTTTTAGAGTTACCTAAAGATGATATTGTATATATTATAGCCAAAGAGGGTATATTCCTAAAGAAGAAACTGGATATTCTTGAAAGTATAGTTCCAGTTCAAAATATTTCTTTCTTGCAAAGTATAAATACAATGGCAAGAATGAACATTCCAAAAATACCAGCTGATGTAATTGCAAGAGTAATATTATTCTTTAGAGAGATCTATAAAATTCACAGGTCAGAAGCCATTGTATTGATTTTCTACAATAAAGATAAAAGAAAATTCAAGATGCTCCCACCATTTCAAAAAGTCAGCGGAGGTTCTTTAGATTATAATAGAACTATAACCGTTGAAGGTTATGATATGATTGGAACTATCCATAGTCATGGTTGTATGTCAGCTTTTCATTCTGGAACTGATCAGCACGATGAAAAGAGTTTTGATGGTTTGCATATAACTATTGGTAGTGTTGATGAAGAACTTGTTAGTATATCAACGTCAATAGTATCAAATGGAACCAGATTTATTGTTGAAACTCTTGATTATATGGAACTAAAGAAAGAAGTTGATATTGATGAAGTAGAAGAAAGAAGCTATGGTAAAGTATTCACTTGGGATTCAGATCTTAAGAAAATGGTAGAAAAAGAGAATACATATAAAGTTAAAAAGTATGATAAAAGATTTTCTCCAATGCCATCAAAAGAGAATATTTCATTTAATAAAGAATGGCTAAAAAGAGTAGAGAAACAATCATATACTGTAACGTTCCCATACAGACATCATTGGAAACCTGGTGAAGGAAATTATGGATATTACGGTTATGGTTATGGATATGGAATGCTTGATGATGGAGAAGCATGGGAAGAATATTTCAAAAGGATTCGTGGAGATAGAACTCCAGCTGGTTATACTTATAATGGTAAAGATGATGATAAAAATAAAATAGAAACTGATAAACCAAAAGAAATGAAACCAGTCGAAACAGTCATTAAAGATGAAGATGACTTTAATCCTTGTGAAAGCTGTGTATTTAGAGACAGTAAAATTGATTGGGTAATTGACCAAATTACTACTGGAAAAGAAGATGAATATGATGAAAATAAATTGTCAGATCATCATGTAGTTGATGATCTTCAAGTTATAGAAAGCGAAAAAGGAGAAATTTATTTAGAAGAAGATCAAAGAGCTATTCAAGAAGAAGTTATGAGACAATTAGAAGAAAAAACTGATATTCAAGAGCAATTAATAAAGCAAGCAGAAGAACCAAAAGTTGAAATGATACCTGAACCTGGTAAGAAGTCAATACCAATAACATCAAGATTTGGTGGATTACTTCGATTTTTCGTACACAGAAAAGAGGGAACTTGATGAGAATAGTAATAGTTGGACTTGGGGGTATTGGTTCAATTCTATCAGAAAAATTATCAAGATATTTAAAGCATTTACAAGATGAAGAATTTGATATGGTTTTTATAGATGGTGATGATTACGAAACTAAAAACTTAGTAAGACAAGAATTTGCAACCTATGGTAATAAAGCCGAAGTAAAAGCAGCAGAAATATTTAATAAATTTGAAATCCCTGTAAAAGCTTATCCACACTTTTTAAACGGGGACAATATTGAAGCATTAATAAAAGAAAATGATATTGTTATGCTATGTGTAGACAATCATAAAACAAGAAGATCTGTATCATATTATTGCAGTATGTTAGACAATATCACTCTTATCTCAGGCGGTAATGATTATACTGATGGCAATGTCCAAATTTATGTAAGAAAAAATGGTCAAGATATAACAGCAGATCTTACAACATATCATCCAGAAATTAAAGAAGCTAAAGATAAATCTCCAGAAGAAATGTCATGCGAAGAACTGGAAAAATCAGAACCTCAACTTTATTTTACAAACCTAACAGTCGCAGCTATCATGTGTTGGGTATTTTATAATATCATCACTAGAAAAGAAATTGTATTTGGCGAAGTTTATTTTGACATAACAACTATGTCAGTAAGTTCACGAACAAGAGAACCAAAAAAAGGAGAATAAAATGGCTTACAAAAGAGAAACATTAGAGAACATGACTGTTGATGAATTGAAAGACCTTTGCTATGATAAAGATATCAAGGGCGTATCCAAGAAACCCAAAGCTGTCATTATTGACAAAATTATGGAAAAGTTTGGTGCCAAAGAAAGAACTTCTTTTGCTCCAGCAAAGACACCCGCTCCTATGAAAGGATTGAGTGGTGAATTTGAAAGTGAGCTAACCAATCCATCTGGAAGAACAGGCGATAAAACAACCACAACAGTTCAGGTTTCTTGTGGTGCCTCTTCTGGAAGGTTCCCAGTTATTGGAAGAACTGTTCGAGAAGTATCAGAATTTCTAAAAGAAATTTTGAATGTAGATACTTTATCTTCAGGTCTTGTCAATGGTCGGGAAGTCGGATCTGATTACGTATTGAAAGCGAGAGATACTCTGGAGTTTATTAAACCCTCCGGAAGAAAAGGATAATATTTAACTCAGAAAAGTTGGGGGGTTCAAAAAAATGAATCCCCCAACAAAAATTCCTTGAAAAGGAGATAACTCGTGATATATAATAATATCACTGTTTTAGGCATCGGAACTCTTGGTGGATTTGTTGCAGATGCAATTTCTGAGTTAGAAAAAGTTTCTAAACTTATAATAGTTGATCACGATATAGTTGAAGTAAAGAATTTAATTAATTCGATCTATAGACAAATTGATGTTGACCTTCCAAAAGTTGATGCTCTTTCTGACATTATAACTTCAAAACGGTCGGATATCAAAATCGAGAAAATCCAAGAAAAATTTATTGAAGGAAAAACAAAAATTCCTAAATCTGATCTAATATTAGATTGTAGGGATTATACGTATGATAGAATTGGATTAATAGATGCTCGGTTATATATGTCATCAAGATATCTAATCGTTGACTGTAGAAGATATGTAACTTATGCTGACAAACAGCAAGGGAAATATCTAGTTCAACTTACTAAAGAAGATTTGAAGTACGCTTCATTAATAGTTTCCTTATTGGTAAACAGTGGAACCATAGAAACCATGAAAAAATCAGAGGTTGTTCAGAAATATGAACTAGATCATTTCAAAAAGATCAATAAAAATAATACATATGATATTGTTTATGATAGTGGTGAGAAGTTTATTAACTTACCAGAAACAATAAAACCAATAATCGACTTGAATAAATCAAAAGAATTGACAGTATTTATTGGTAGTAAAATGATTCCTATAACGCAAACTATTATTCCAGCTAAAACATTACAGAATGAGTTAGATGTTATATCAAACCTATCGTCAATAGTAAAAATTCAAGATTTTAACGCTTTTATTATTTCAATTCAAAATAGTAACCAAGGGGTTATTGAACTAATTCCTGAAACTGGGGCTGCGTGAATGTTGAAAGAAATAAAAGTAGAATCTATTATTGTCCCAAATAAAGTTATTTATAATGGCAAACTATATAAAATCGTTGATATTGATGAAAAATTTATAGTAACTGAATATATGGTTTCTTTATTTGAAGGAAAAATATTTTCAGTAAAGATCAATTGCAGTCATCCAAATGCAGATCCTACTAGTGGTGAAGTATGCATCCCAGCAAACTTACAAAATCATGGATTTTCTGAAAAAAGCAAAGCAATGATACATTCTATATTATGTTGTTTTAATTTAGATAACTGCTATTTTACTCCGTGGGGTGAATTTCAATACGAAAAAATGGAGGTTTAAATATGCCTAGCAAAGAAAAAAAGAAAAGATTATCTAGTGAATTACAAAAAAATATTGATGAAACTATTGATGGTCTTGATGACTTTACCAGAAAAACAGCGGAAAGATTCAGTCAATTATTTGTAAAAGCATCAATGGAAAAAATGGATAAAATTTTAAATACTGGAAAAACAATTTTAAAAGAAAAAGTAAGAAAAGGATTTAAATATGGGAAGACACAAAGTCGCAAAAATAGAAAACCTACCAATGGATAAACCTAGTGGATTAGAAACTGAAATTAGAAAAATTGTATTCGAGATTTTGCGAGAAGAACAATATAAAGTAGCAGAAAATGATATAAAAGATATTATATCTAAATTGTTGCCAGATTTAGATGCTATAGTAGCAAAAGCAATAAAGAAACATACAAAGGTTTTAATAGGTTGGATTGATTCTAATTTAAAGGAGTAAAAAGAATGCCAAAGATCTTGGACTATAAACAATTTTGCGAAACCTTAGACGAAATAACGTCTCTAAAAGTCATAAGCAAGAAAAAGTTCCATCCAAAGGGATTATTTTCTGAGCAGATCTTTGGTCCAATACGAAATTATACTTGTCAATGCGGGATTTATTATGGAGTTTCAAAAGCAGGTGGAAAATGTGAAGTCTGCGGAGTTGATATAGTTAATAGTGATGAAAGAAGAAAACGATTTGCCAAAATTACATTACCAATACCTGTAGTAAATCCATTAATGTATGACCTAATTTGCGATTTAGGTGGAAAAGAACTTAAAAAGTCAATTGATGAATTAATGAAAAATGATAAAAGTAGTTTAGTTAAGAGCAGCGAAGATGAGTATTTTGTAAGGACTGAGGAACCAACAAATTCAGAAACTAATCCAACTTGGGAAAAAACAGATGCTATATTTGAAATAATAAAATTTACAGCTCAAGATCAAGTTGATTCTGGGAATACTGAATGGAAAATAGTTTTAGATAATCTTAATAGTGTATTACTGGATACAGTAATAGTGTTACCTCCAGACCTTAGACCAACGTCAAAAAATATGCAAGAAAGTAAACAATTAATGGACAAAATAAATAGATATTATGTCCAAATACTTACTAAAAAAGAGATTATGAAGGATACCGTAATAGATATCCAAAAAGACAAAGCTCTTTATTATACTTACTATAAACAATTACAAAAAGATGTTTTTGAGTTATATGAAAGAATTTTGGAAAAGATGGCGAAAAAAGAAGGTCTTATTAGGGGAAATATTCTTGGGAAAAGAATTGATTTCTCCGGTAGAGCTGTAATAACACCAGAACCAACTCTTTCTCTTGATGAATGTGAATTACCATATTTAATGATTCTTGAAATTTATAAGTTACCTATAGCAAAAAGAATAATCGAGTTGGGCAAGTTTAAGTTATTGAATAAAGCAATTGATTTTGTTGATGAATGTATTGAGAAGCAATCTCCTATTCTATTTAAAATTGCTTCTGAAGTTACTAAAGATGAAGTATGCATCTTGAATAGGCAACCTTCATTACACAAATTGGGAATGTTAGGTTTTAAAATAAAAGTTACATTAGACCAAGTAGTAAAGATTCACCCATTAATTTGTCCTCCATTCAATGCAGATTTTGATGGAGACCAAATGGCAGTATATATTCCTATCACAGAAGAAGCTAAAGAAGAAATAAAAAATAAAATAAGTATTAAAATGAATCTAAGTAGTCCAGCAAATGAAAGTTTGACTACAACTCCAAGTCAAGATATTGTCTTGGGAATTTACTTCTTAACTTCAAATTGTTTTCCAAATACAAATGGGCAGAAGATGTTTATGGCCTGTCTTCCAGAAGATTATCCAGAAGTAACTGGGCCTATAGATAATAAAAAATTAATTGAAGTTTTAACAGATATTAAAAATAAATATTCTGAAGATGTAACAGTACAAACCCTTGATAATATTAAAAAATTGGGGTTTAAAGCAGCAACTCTTTATGGATGTACTATATCATTAGATGATTGTGAAATGGAAAATTCTAAAGAAATTAGAGATCTTATTTATGAAGGTAATAGTATTCGAAGCCAATTATCAAGATATTCAAATCCAAAACTAATAGATGAAATGCGAAAGAGATATAAGTATTCGTATTTTATTGACTCAGGCGCTCGTGGTAGTTGGGATCAAGTAAAGCAATTGATTTTAACAAGAGGTTTTATTTCAAATTTTGATGGGCAAATTCTACCAATCCCAATAAAGAGCAACTTAGTAGAAGGATTGACTCAAGAGGAGTTTTTCTATTCTACATATGGTTGTAGAAAAGGTCTTTTAGATGTTGCATTGAATACAGGAACATCTGGCTACCTTTCAAGAAAATTAGTATTTACTTGCGCAAACTTACAAATTGATAAAGATTTAGCTGATTGTGGAACTACTGATACTTTGCAAGTAGATGTAAATTCTGAACGAAAAGCTAGAATGTTAGTTAATAGATATCAGGTTAAAAACGGAAAGTTAGAAAGAATAACAATAAAAAATTATAAAAAGATAGTTGGAAAAGTAATAAATATTAGAAGCCCAATATTTTGTAAAAGTCCAAAAATATGCACTACATGCTATGGCGATTTACATAAAACAATAAAAAGCAGATTTATAGGAGTATTAGCTGCTCAAACTCTAGGTGAAAAGGGAACTCAATTAGTATTAAGAACTTTTCATACTTCAGGTTCAGCTGTTGTTCAAAGAACTGAAGATTCAAAACCAGATATGAAGCAGAAAGATATTATTGGAGATTTAGCTGTTGTAGCAGAATTATTGCATAAATTCAAGGATAAAACTGCTGTACAAATAGCTCATGAATTATTTGAAGCTTATGATAAAGATATTTATCATATCCATTTTGAATGTGTTGTTTCCCAACTGATGTGGAGTGGAAATAAAAAATGGAGATTATTAGAAAATAGAGCTCAAGTTAATCCAACCTTTTATAGTATTCAAAGCGTTCCGAATCACGAAAGCTGGATTCTTGCTATGGCATTTTCAAATCCAAAACGATCAATCCTTAATGGTATCTTATATGAAGGATTGTACTCAGGAATTATGGATAAGATTCTTAAAGGAGAAAAAATTACATGAGAGATGAAAAAAGAATTAAAAAAATATTAAAACAAATTGAACGTGCCTGGAAAGAATATCCAGATCTACGTCTATTTCAGTTACTACTTAATCCATTAGGATTGCCAGGACATACTGAGTTATACTACCTTGAAGATGACGTCCTTTCTGAGATATTACAAAATTATTATGAAAAAAAGAAGGAAAAAAGGAGGATTAAAACTTGAACATAATAAATCCATTATTCAAAGTGGACGAAGATAAAAATATCTTTAACATCAGAGAAAAAGATTACTCAACGATATTAGAAAAAATCAAAAGAATAGTAGACCCTGTCGAAGAGATAGGGTTTACTATTCTCGAAATTGACATGAAAGATTCTAGATTTTCATCTGGTGAACTTTCAAGAACCTTAAAACAAACAATAGTTATAAAACTACAAAAAGGATCAACAGAAATTGATCTTAGCTTATTTATTCCAAAATTGATTGATAAGAACTATATCTTTATAAACGGAAGAAAAAAGATTCCATTATTTCAACTATATGATCTTCCTATAGTTACAAGAGGTGAAAGTATTAAGCTTAGAAGTAATGTTGCAACATTAATGCTTTCAAAAGCTCCAGAAAAAGAACCTCCATTTGTATTGGTTAGTTTTCTAGGAAAAAAGATTCCTCTTGCATTATTACTTATTTCATATTTTGGTGTAGAACAAGTAACAAAGATGTTTGATCTAAGCAATATTAATAATGATAGTCATGATCTATATGATAAACTGTTAAGTGATTTAAAATTATATCTAGAAGAATCTCAGGGATATTCAGAAGAAGATTTCTTGACTGAAATTGGAAGACTATATTCAAAATATAATGCGAAGACAAAAGGCGAAGATATTATTTATGCATTAAATTTAATTCCCAAAATTGATCCAATAACAGCCAGTTTTTTAACAACTCCATCTATTTTAGAAGAGTTGGTTGAAGCTATAAAAATTAAAGATATTGATGATACCTTATTCACAAATAAAAGAGTAAGATGCTTTGAGTATGTAATATTAGGAAAAATATCTAAAATCATTTTTGACTTATGCTATGCAAACAGAACAGCAAGACAACCTAAGTTTAGTATTAACTCAACTCAAATTCTTTCTGATTGTAATGTTTCGGATATTGTCCAATTTGACTTCTCAATTAACCCAATCGAAGAATTAACTAAGTTATCGAGAGTAAGTCTTTTAGGTCCTGGTGGATTTAAAAGAGAAAATATTCCAAAACATTTGAGGGATATATGTCCTTCAATGTTCGGTAGAGTCTGTCCTGTTGATACTCCAGATAGAGATAATTGTGGAGTTTTACAGAACCTATTGCCAAACGTTAAACTAGATGAAAAATTAAAATTCACAGATGAATATTTAGATAAACAACCAATTTCAATTCCGGTTTCAATGGTTCCATTTTTAAAGAATGATGACCAAACTAGACTTCAAATGTCTTCTTCACAAATGAGACAAGCAGTTATGTTAAAAGAATTTGACATTCCGTTTATTAGTTCTGGTTGTGAAGGACTATATACTAATTATACACAATTTGTAAGAAGAGCTAAAAAAGATGGAAGTGTGGTTCATGCGGATTCTAGATATTTAATACTTGCTTATAATGATGGAACTGCGGAAATTATAGATATTAGTTATAGGAAAATTTATGTAGAAAACTTAGATTATATGGTCTCATATGTAAGAACAGGAGATAAATTTAAGAAAGGTGATATATTAGCAGAAAGTAATTTTTGTAAAGATGGAAAAATTGTTTATGGTCGAAATTTACTAACTGGTGTTATGGTTCATTATGGAAATAACTATGAAGATGGAATTGTTATTTCCGATCGTCTTGTAAGAGAAGGAATTTTTAGTTCAGTTCATTACGATGAACTATCATTTGTACTTCCTCCAGATAAAGTTTTATTATCTTTATTACAAGATAAATATGAACCTTTACCTTTACTAAATAGTTCTTTGGAACAAGGAAGCCCATATGCAATTATAAAGAAAATAACAAAAGATGAACCATCAATAGTTTTCAGTGAAGAAGTAAAATTGTCAGCTGAAAAACGATATTTTGTATCTGAAGTAAATATTTATGCAAATGAATGGAATACAGACATTCCAGAATTTAAAGACTGGGTAGAAAAACGAATAGCTGAACAACAAGAGAGGGAAAAATATATTCAAGCATTATTGTATGATAACGTAGAAAAAGATCAAGCTCAAAGATTAATCAGAGAACATAGTCTTGATAAATTCTCTTTTGTTGGAAAATATAAAGAGAAAAAAGAGCACGTAAATGGTATCATAGTAGAGATAACTGGTATTCATACAAGAAATATTCAAGTTGGAGATAAGATAGCTAATAGACATGGTAATAAAGGCGTAATATCTAAAATTATTGAACACGAAAAAATGCCTCAACTAGAAGATGGAAGGCATGTTGATATTTGTATTAATCCAATGGGAATCAATTCAAGAATGAATATTGGTCAAATCTATGAGCTTCATTTAGCTATGTCTCTTTTTGATCTAAAAATGAATCTACTTAAAATGATAGATCAGAAAAGAACTAATAAAGAAATAAAAGCATATCTATTAAGTTATATTAAAATAATTGATAAGACCGAAGGAAACTGGTATCTTTACCAATTTCAAAAACAACTTCCAGAAAAAATAGATGAAGATTTCGTCAGAGATTTAACTTTAATTCAAGCTCCTTTTGAGTCTTGTAAAGTTGATGATATAAAGAAAGCTTTAGCATTTACAAAAACTCAGTTTAAACAAGAAATCTTTGATCCTTTATCTAAAGAATACTTACTTAATCCAGTAGCAGTTGGTTTCATTTATTTCTTCAGAATGGTTCATATAGCTGAAGAAAAATTAGCTGCTAGAGGAATAGGTCCATATACAAGAAGAACACTTCAGCCTTTGGGTGGTAGAAAACACAAAGGTGGCCAAAGATGTGGAGAAATGGAAACAGCATGTCTTATTGGTCATGATGCTCCTGTTAATTTATTTGAATTTTTAACAACTAAATCTGATTGTATTGACTTAAAGAATAATTATATTAGAAACGCAATTTCTGGAGGATTTGTTGATGATAACAAGAATCCAGATATGGTTCCAGAGTCAGTAAAATTATTAGATTCGTATCTAACTGTTATTGGAGTAGACCATAAAAAGTAAGGAGGAAAAATGACGTATATAAATAGTAATGATCTTCCTGATATTCAACAATCTGAACCAAAAATTAAAATGGCAATTATGGAAGTTGGAGTAGAGAATGTTGAAGTACCGTTCATACTTGAGTCTAAGTATGGAGGGTTTCATCATATGGTAGCAAACGTGTCGATGAGAACTTCATTAGATTCGTCTATACGAGGTATCTCAATGTCACGTTTGCTACTAACTTTAAAACCTTATTTAGATCTTCCATTAAAAAGTAAACTTATTAGAGAAATCTTATCGAAGCTTCTTGAAACAGTTGGTACTGCTACAGCCTTTATGAAATTTGAATTTAGATTACCAATTGTAAGAAAATCAATCCTCTCAGAGAATGCATTTCCAATTTACTATAAATGCAGATTTGAAGGTAGACTATATAAAGTAAAAGTTATTGGAATGGATCATAAAGAACAAAGTGAAACCTACTTTAGATTTTTTGAAGGTGTAACTGTTCAATATGCCTCATATTGTCCATGTTCAGCTGAGTTATCATGTTCTGGTTCTGAAGGATATCCTCATAATCAAAGATCATTTGCAAATGTTTTAATAGAAGGAGATACAGAGCATAGAATCTGGTTAGAGGATTTAATTGAACTTATAGAATCAAGAATAAAAACTTTACCATATCCAGTTATTAAAAGAGTTGATGAAAAAGAAATTGGTCGAATAGCAAAAGATAATCCAATGTTTGTTGAAGATGCTATTCGAGAAATTTCTGAAGGTTTAGAACAATTACCTGGCGTCGTTGATTGGATAGTTAAATGTGTTCATGAAGAATCTATCCATACAAGCGAAGCAATTGCAATCAATTACAAAGGTCTGCATGGAGGGTTTGATGGACGATGGTTTATCTAAAAAACCATGGGAACATTTTTCTTATGAAATAGGGTCTGAACGAAAATTTGAAACAGTAAAAGATTCAATAAAAATGACTGCAAGAAAATGTGATATAGTAAAATATGATAGAAAATATAAATTTGTACCGTTTGGAGACTGGAGAGACTGGTTTCCAGAATTTCCAACAAAGAAAAGAGTTCCATTGTATACAAACGTTCCTAAATATTTATCTGGACAGTATGGAATTGTTATTCAACGATTTAGAATAATAAAATCTACTTCTATTAACTATGGTACAACTATTCTTTTATTAACTGGAACTCGTAGGGGATTATTAAGACAATGGTATGGAACTCATTTTCCATTTGTTATTCTTCATAAATTTCCATATTCTCCTCCTTTTGAGATGAGAATACGAAAAAGATTAACTAAAATATTTGAAACCGAACCAATAAACTTATATGAAAAAATGGAAGATTCAGAAGAACAAAGAGATTGGTTCTTACAAAAAATTTGGAATTACTTTACAGGAGAAACTAAATGAAAAAGCAAGATATAGTAAGACTATATGAAAAAGAAAGGGAATATCAAATTGATGTTTTTGGAGACTATAAAAAAATTACAACTCTTTCTTTTCCAAGCTTCTTGATTTTTCTTGAGGTGTATCTTGATAAAGCCAAAAAAGCATATGCTGGTAAATGGACAAAAAATTTACCAGCATGGCTAATATCATGTGCTGAAGGTAATGATGGAACAGCTCCAGTAAAAGCATATGAAGAAGTAGTAAAGATAATGGCTTTAGCAGGAGCAGCTCTTGAAACTTATGCAGAAATAGACCCAGAAAAATGGCGGGAAACCGCTGAAATAGATCGTTTGAAATGGGAAGAAGGAGAAAGCGAATGATGGAAAACCTATCAGATATGCTTAAAGGACATGAACCTAAAACAGATTTTACTGAAAAAGAATTAGATTTACCAGAAACAAAAGAAGAAACACCACCTCAAGGCGAACCAGTTCCTACAATTCCAATTACTTCATTTTCAAAATGGTTTGAACAAAACTCTTCAAAACTTCAAAATGTTAATCAAGTTAAAGTTGCAATAAGAGGAGTTGATCCAAGCAAAACTTTGATTATTGCAATTAAAGATCCAGAGGGTGGTAAAGATCCAGCAGGAAATGATAAGAAAATTTTAAAAGTATTTGAAGAAGCTGATACAATTCCTGTTGTAAATCTTCCAAGTTCAGATATGCAAATTTATAGTAATGGTTTTAAAATTGTTAGTAAATATAATGATGATATAGTTCTAAAAGCATATGGAATTAAAACTGGATTAGTTATCACATTTTGTAATGAAGTAGATGGAAAACTTATTCCATATACAATATTTAGGTTAAAGAAAAGAGAGGTCGAAGGAGATACAACTATTCCAATGTTTCCAAAAGATCCAACTGACCTCATTAGAAAATTTGCAGAAAACGCAGATTTGCAAGCTCTTCAAATTTTATATAAACAAAGTGTTAGAGCAGAAAATTTGAAAACTAAGAAAGATGTTGTTGATTGGTTAGTTAAACGTCAAGTTGAAGTCACAGATGTTAATCATCATCTACAGATAGATAGTGTAATTATAGACATCTTGAAGTAAAGGAAAGGGGGGTTGAGAAATCAACCCCCAAAAATTATGCAACTAAATGAGAATATGAAGTTGGTTCTTCATGATATTTATCTTTATGATATTGAAGCTTGCCATTATTCTATTATGCAAAGTTTAGGTCTCGATTTAACTGGAATTAATAGAGAAGACAAAATACAAAGAAATATTGAAATTGGAAAATTGATGAAGAAGAACCCAAAACTAACTTCATTATTACGAAACACAACTAATAGTATAATTGATGAATATATTAGTAGAAATAATATAACTGATAACGATATTATTATTAGACAATATGATGGAATAATAACAACAAAAAGACTTTACGAAACAAAAATAGGAAAAATACCTTTGGATATTAGAAAAGCATTTGAGATATTTATAATGTCTGTAAATCGTCAGATGTATATTGCTATGGATAGCAACAAAGAAATAACCGTTAAAGGTGTTCCAAATAAATATGATAAAATAGTTGAGATATATACTCAATTATGTCAGCTAAATTTTCTAAGCAAATTCTCTATTTTTTCAACTTTACAAAAGATAAAAGATGAGTTCATGAAGTCAGAAGACGCTGAACTTTTTGCTATACCTTCTCTTGAAAATAAACATATAGTTTATCTAAAAAATTATGGAGTTATTGAAGTAACAAAACCAACTTTAAAAATAGTAGATACAAATGATATTGATAGAGAAAGATATTATAAATTCTTTTTAGAACCGTTTATAAAAAGCATCATAATAGAATACGTGAGGTAGAAATGAAAGTATTAAACATAGCAGCAGGAAAAGTTTTACCTTTACCTTTTAAAGATTATATTACTTATAAAGATGTTCATGGGATGATAACAGTTAATATTGATAAGTATTATTTTTCTGATAAAAAACTAAAACTTGTTGATGAATTAGACGTATTAGTAACAGAATCAGATTCCTATAATTATTCTGAAGATTATTACTGTAATACAGATATTTTCAACTATATGGAACGAACCAAACTTTTTTATGATCGAGTATGTATCTATAGATTTCTTGAGCATGTAAAAATGAGAGACGTTCCATATTTCATTTATCTAGTTTCTAATGTATTATTAGCAGGTGGAATCGCAGATATTATAGTTCCAGATTATAAAAAACTAGCAAGTATGTTAATCACAGAAAACATAGATACAGGGTTTGAAGCTAATAATATTCTATTAACGACTGAAATATTAAACGAACCAGAAGACCCGCATGCGTCAATCTGGACAGTTGATCGAATAAAATATTTTTGGGAATTAGAAGGAAGATTTGTTGTCGAAGTAATAGAACCATTTACTCTAGATAATAGAGATATTTATCTACGAGCAATAGTAAGGAGAAAAGATTGGTTATGATACCATTTGTTGAACGTGCTAATAAAATGAATTTGAATACTGAACTTGATTATAAGGGACTATTTTCATATAAAGATAGATATGGAGAAGTAGTATATAGAACATTAACAACAGTCCCTTGGTCTGAACAATTTCCAGACCCATCTCATGAAACAGATGGTCGAGGACTATCATATTTAGCTGTATATACGAAAGAACCACAGCAACGAGATTATGTATATTGTGGGATTGTATCTCAAATTTATAGATTTATTGGTCATGATGTTGTAAATGAAATGATTAGAAAAGCTATTACAGAAGCTGGAACTCCAGTTGTTGAAGAAAGATTCTTTTCAAATTATTTAACAAGAATGAGAACTGAATTTGTTATTAGTTCAGCAGTAACTTCTCCAGTAGCTGGCGATATTCTCCCAGTAATTATTACTGGAAATAGTTATGATGGAAATTCAGCTGCTAAAGTATCATTTGGATTATTGATGAATAAAGGTGGAGATAAATATTCATTCGCTTTTAAACTGGGTGAAATGAGAGAAGTTCATATTGCAAAAGAAACAACAACAATGACTGCAAATATTCAACAATATATTCAAGCTTTTGGTGAAAATATAGTAAATCTTATTGGAGAAAATTTTAAACTTCAACTAACGGAAGAAGCGATGTTAAGCGCTCTTGCTGTAGTAGAAAAGATTGGAAAGAAAAAGAGAGAGGCTGTATCAACTATATTATCAGAACTTCAAACTGAAGCTGGGCAAGATCAACCTTCAGCTTGGTTAGTTTTCTTAGCAATAGTTCGGTATAGTAGTTTTGAACGAAATTTGAATATTAGAAGACTCTTAGAAAGTGCTGCAGAAAGTGTTCTAGTCGTTCCTGGTAATATGATGAACGTATTAGAAAAATTAGGATAAGACTAAAGTGGGGGGTATAACAAATACCTCCCACTTTTTTTTGTATTTTTTTGGAACAAAAAAATAAAGAAGGGAAATATTATGCCAGAAAAAGAACAGTATAATGCTCCAGTTAGATCTTATGATATAGAATTAAAAATTAAAGGGAAGGACTATTCGCAAGATCTCGGAAGTTTTCAAATAATTTCGTCTTTAAGTTCTGGCTACCAAAACATAATTTTAACTCTAAGTTTAGATCCAAATGATATTTTAATTAATAATCTTCTTGGCCAAGATTCAATAAATTTAAGAATAACTTTATTAAAAGAAAATAGAATTCCTGGAGAAAGAGTTGATTTTGACCTTCTTTATTTAAAGTCTGATTTTCAATTTGCTGATAAGGCTAAAAGTTCAGAAGGAGTTCAAAAAGATAGAACAGTAGTACCAATAACAACTTTAATTAGAAGTCCATATAAAACATTAACTACTATGGTTAATGATGTTTTTGTTGGTATGAAAATACGAGATATATTAAATTCATTAGTATCTAAAGTTGGTGCTAAATTAAAATATGATACTGATGGAGAAAATCAAAGCGTAATAGATCAAGTTTGTGTTCCACCAACAACATTATATAAAATTATTAAAGAATACGGGACAGATCCAAATGATATTTTTGACGGATATTTAGATGGAAGATTTGGTTTATTTAATGGTGTTCCTGGAGTATTTTGTCAGCATGATAATACAGTTTATGTGAAAAACCTCACTGCAAAATTACAAAAAAATCAAACATTTACAATGTATCAACTAGCAGCAGATGCTGACAAAGCTTCATTTGAGACAATATTAAAAGAAGTTGATAGTCAAAATTCTTATTATACTTATGATCCAGTTGACAGCGATTATTCTGGTAATGCTAGATTTGGTACTATAGCTTCAACTATAAAAAACATAGTAAAACCAAGTGATACATTGTCTTTTACAATATCTCAAGAATTAAAAAATGTTGCAAAAAAATATGCTTTAGTTTATCAAAACTCTAACCTTCCTATTGATCCAGGTATTGAAAGAACAAGATATTATAATGAAGATACAGGATATAATAAATCTGAAACTCAATTCAATACTAGATTTGGAAGAAAGTTATCTGACCTAGCAACATTAGGAATTAATATTGAAAGAAATCTTCCTGTTCTTCCTCTTTTAGATGTTGGTGAATGTGTAAAATTTAAACCATTGGTTTTAGAATATGCTGAACTTGAAGGTAAATATATTTTATGGAGTTCCATTCTTAACTTTACATATTCTAGAACAGGATGGGAAACAACAGCTAGAGTAAACCTTGTTAGAACCAACAAAAAGATATAACTTTCAGTGAGGACCAGCCCCACCAAAAGTTACATAAAATTTAATATCCTTGGAGGGTATGTCAAGTGGTTTCCCACATAAGTAACCTGATTATTTGCAACATATAGAAAAGCAGAATAAAAAAGTTCCATAAGTTCAAGTTGAGGATCAGGGCCCCCATACTTTTGTGAAGAAATTACCGTAGACACCTCCTATCTATTAGTAATTAATATATATAGAATATAGTTTTTATTGAGAACAAAATTAAAAGGAGTATCTTATGGTAGCAGCTATAAATACACAAACACAACAGAAGCTCGGTGCAGCTGATAAGTATATAGCTGAATACCTCCATTGTAAAAAAGACTTTGAACATTTTTGTAATAATCATATCTATATTGAACTACCAGGAAAAGATGTTCAATTACATCCATATAGAAAGCAATTAGAGTTGATTGATATAGTAGAAAAAGATCACTACGTTTTAGTTCTAAAAAGTAGACAAATTGGAATATCAACTATTATACAAGCATATTCTGCATGGTTAACAATCTTTTATGATAATACAGTTATTGGTATTATTTCAAAAGATGGTAAAGAAGCAACTGATTTTGCTAGAGCTATCAGAGGAATGATTGAAAAACTTCCAGACTGGATGAAACCTCCAAAGGGAGTTTTAGGACGAGGATTTGCAAAAAGAACAGAACAATCATTTATTTTAACTAATGGTAGTAAAGTATTTGCTTCACCAGTTAATCCAAATCAACCAGATAAAACTCTTCGTGGTAAAGCAATTACACTATTAGTAATAGACGAAGCTGCATTTGTTAACTATATTGAAAGTGCATGGACAAGCATGGTTCCTGCTCTTTCAACTAATCAAATGCAAGCTAGAAAAAATAAAATTCCATATGGAACAGTTGTTTTGTCAACTCCAAATAAAACAGTTGGTGTTGGACAATGGTATTTTAAAAGATACCAAAGAGCTATTAGTGGAGATGATATTTTCAAACCATTTATTATTCATTATAAAATGATACCAGAATTGGCTGAAGATCCAAACTGGTATAAAACACAGTGTGCATTGTTTGAACATGATCCTAGAAAGATAGCACAAGAATTAGAATTGAAATTTTTACCATCTGAAGGTTCATTCTTTGATGCTAATACAATAGAGAAAGTTCAAAATGCTGTAGTTACTCCTATTCAAAAACTAAAACTTTATAACGGAGAAATATGGAAATTTTCTCAAGGAATTCCTGGTAGATATTATATAATTGGAGTAGATACTGCACCTGAACATGGGGATGATAAATCTGCTATTTCAGTATGGGATTATGAAACACTAGAACAGGTATGGGAATATCAAGGTAAATGCAAAGTTCTTGACTTCGTTAAAGTAGTAAAAGTAGCAGCAACTGAATATCCGGGATTACTAGTTATAGAATCTAACTCTTATGGAAATCAAGTTGTTGAAAATATGTATCATAGTGAATATGGAACTATGGTATATAAAGAAACAAGAGGAAGACAAACACAGTTTCCAGGAATTTCAACAAACTCAAAAACAAGACCATTAATGATTGATGCTTTGTATTCATATATAACTCAGTATCCAGAAGTAGTTAAATCTGAACGTTTAGCTTTAGAGTTAGCTGGTTTGGTTACCAAAACAAATGGAAGAGTTGAAGGTGATACTGGATGTAGAGATGATATTGCTTTTTCCGCTTCAGTTTGTTTTTATGTTAGAAAATATGATCCTCCTGTTATGATTAATATGATGCAAAATCAAGTTTTAGAACGAGAGATGAAAGATATTGTTGACTTTAATGTTGGTAAACATTTTGACTTTAATAATGAAGATATACTAGCAACAGTAAAAGATAAATTTAATGAGTACCAAGGATTTACTGACGTACTAAAAATGTATGACAGAAAATAGGAGATATAAAAATGAATAATGTTATTTCAATAGATGAGCAGTTCTTAAATGAGGCTTTTTTCATGCCATTTGGTTTGCACACAGTTGCAGAATTAGGAAACCAAAAACTATATGGTTCTGCAAAGTTAAATGCAAAATTTATAGAGGCTGTATCGACTACAGATGCAGGTGTTCCTATTACAGGAAAAGTTGCTCAACTAGTTAACGAAGTAAAAGTAGTTCCGTGTTTTGTAAATAAAGGCATTCTTGGTTTTCTTGCTTGGAAAATATTTACTCCAATTGGGTATAAATCTATTTTGGCTTTCTATACTCAAGAGACCAAAAAAATTTATATCATCCTAACAAATAATTCTTCATTATTATTTGGATATGCAAATAATTTGTGGATGACATTACTTCTTATTCATGAATGTCAACACATGGCCGCTCATGACAAACCTTCACAATTTACTGCAATGTTTATAGGAGACTTAAATAAATTTTATTCGGAATATTTTAAAACTCTTTTTGAACTTAGAAAAGATCCAGATAATACAATATTAACATCTTTTATTGATCTTATTTCTAAATTTGAACTTCTTGATGCACCAGATGTAGTCAAAAAGGTAAAAGACTTTGGTGAAATAAAAAGTATTTTAGAAGAGTTATCTAAAAGCTCATTAATGACAAAAAGAAGTATAGAAGATTTGATTGAGTTGTATAGAGCAGCAATTGTTTCTTTAGCAACAGGAAAACTATTTGATGATGTAGCTACTCAGTATCGAGCAGTATTACCAGTAGTTAAACCTTTATATATTGCTTATAAAAAAGCGTTTGGTATGAAAGGACTAAATACATTAGCTATTCAAGAATTAATTTACCCTTCTGAAGTTATAGCAATAGCGTCAGAAAGAGCTCTTATATCTAAAGGACAACAATCAATAAAGCAACTATTGTAAGGAGATTTAAATGGCTAAAGATTATGACCCAAAAAAGATAAATAGTCTATATGGGAAAATGAGAAAATCATATAATGAAGATTTTACTGAAGCTAGAAATGTTGCCGATGAAATTGACTCAGTTAGTAGAAAACATAAAGAAGCAATGCGAGAACTAAATTCACTTAGAGGTGGATTTGAAGGTGAATCAAAATCAGCTTTTCGAAAAGTATTTGGTGGGTTAGGAAATACTCTTAATGCTCTAGCTCTTGGTATAAAAAGTATGGCAGATGCTGGGGCAAATACCATGAGACAATATGGTACAGCTATAGGTGAAGATATTAGAATTAACAAGCAAAATTTAGTTGCTACTGCATTATCAGGAGCATCACCAATATTTGGTTATTTTGCATCAAAATTTATGGAAACAGATGTATTCAAGAATGCTGCGGCAAGAATAAGAGAAGGAGTTGGGAAAGCATTCAAATTTGGTTTATCAAAAATAGGAATAGGAAAAAAAGAACAAGATTACGGTGGCGATCTATCATATATAAAAGAAAAATTGGACAGAGAGTTACCATCATTACAAAGAGGTGGTTTCGTAGAAAAAGGTGGTATGTTAAAAGTACATGCTGCTGAAGTGGTTGCACCAGTTGAAAAAATATATGGAAAAATGGAAAGAGAAAGAGCTAGTGAAAGAAAAAGTATTTTAAAAACATTTATTGAAGAATGGCAAAAAGCAGATAACGAAGAAGAGCAAGATTGGCAAGATAAAGTGGTTGAGTTATTAACAGATTTAAAAATTCAGCTAGTTGGAACGGGAGGTGTTTCAAAGTTTAGTCAAGTTTTAACTAGAACTTTAGAACAACACCCAACTTTCAGAATGATGTATAATTTTGGAAGATTAATTAGCAACACTTTTAAATCAGCGTTAAAGTGGTTATTTCAACCTCGCGGTGGTTATGCTAGTAAGGTAAAAAGAGCATCATCAACTGATAATGTTTTTGAAAGAATTAGTAATTTACTTGGTTTATTAATAACAGAATTAATGCCTAAAATTGATGCTATAAATAAGAATGTATTTACTATTACAGAATCTTTTGATCTAAAAGCAAAAGGAGCAAAAGATGAAACATATACAATGTTTGAAAAAATTAAAAAATGGGTTGCAGGTGAAAAAGTAGAAAAAGAAAAATCAAAAGGAATTTTTGGTTATTTAGTTGATAAACTTGGATTAGATGAAGAGGTTCTCGAACAAGCTGGAATAAAAACATTAAAAGATTTAAAGCCTGGAAGTATGGCTACTAAATTAGGCGGGGCTGAAGCAATAAAGAAAAGAGCCAGAGAACAATTACAAGAAGCTGCTTCTGACACAACTAAATTTAAAATTGAACAACGATTTTACGCATGGTTGGCAAGAAGTAAGTTTTTAGATGAAAAAGGTGGTGATAAAACCTCACAAGAGATAAATAATAACCTGTCAACTCTTGTTGAATTAAAAAAAGCTCAAGAAGAAAGAGAGAAACCACAATCTCCAAGTTGGGTTCAGTATATAGCAAAAACGTTTAAGACAACATATGACGACGCAAAAAGACGAGTAAAAGATAGTACTAAAGCTCAAGATACATTAGAAAAAATTAAAAAAGAAACAAAAGAAGGACATAAGATTTTTAGTTCAATGCATGGTCTTTTAAAGAAAGGTTTTAGTGGTTTAGGGAATGCTATATGGTGGCTTCTTACAACAGGAGTTAGTACATTAACTAAATTACTTTGGAATGCTATAATGTCCATTAAAGATATTATAATGGGTGTCTTTATGGGAAAATCAATCGGAACTAGACTAAGCGAAAGATGGGAAGATGTTAACTATGACTTGAGAAAGAAAAAAGGAATGGAGGGTCACGAAAGAGCAGGTTATGAGCATGAAACAAAAATGCAACGTGATGAAAAATATCGACAAGCACAACAAGGTAAAAAACCATGGTATAGAAGAGCTGGAAAGTGGGGAACTGGTAAAGCTGGAAGTGGAATAAAAATGGCTTCAAAGTTTGTAGGAAAAGCAGCTCTTAGAGTTTCTGGAGTAGCAGGAATATTAGGAACAGCTTGGGATATGATTACAGGACCACCATCTGAATGGAAAGTAAGTGGATTAGCTGGAAGAGCTGGTATGTTATTAGGTGGAGAAAGTTCTGGTTTATCTGGAGCTGTAATGCAAGGTCTTCAAGGTGCTGGTATTGGTTTTATGGTAGGAGGTCCTTTAGGAGCTGCAATAGGTGGTTTAATTGGAGGTGGCCTTGGACTTATTGGTGGTGAAAAGATTTCTAAATGGATAGATTCAATAACAGGAAATAGTGAAGCTTTACAAGATGCTGTTGAAGATCAAGTAGATAATCAAGAAGAAAAACTCAAAAAGATACAAGAAGAACAGAAAAAACAAGATAAACTGAATATAGCAGGATTACCTTGGACAGATGCTCAGAAAGCTCAACTCTCAAAAAGTCCTTTCCAACAAATAACAGAAATTGCATCTTTTGGTGGAACAGCTGGTCATTATGAAGGTAATGTATTACAAAAAGTGAAAGTAGGAGACAAATGGTATAATATTGAGGAGTTAACTAAATCTAAAGATGGATTAAAAGATGTTCCATTAGGAGCAGGAATAACTGGTAGACAACTATTAGAACAACAACATAATGAAGAAATGGCACTTCTTCATGCACAAAATTATGCAAACTCACAAGTTGCAGGAGAACTAGTTGAAAAGTTAGAAGAAGTAACTGAAAATCTAGGAAATGATATAAAGATTAGTAATACAAGAAATTCTGTTGCAACCAGTTCAAATGTTGTATCAAGCACAACAATTGGTGGAGGTGGAATAGGTGGAGTTGGTGGAGCAACAGCATCTTCTGGTAATAAAGATGTAGGATGGCTTTTTCAAAGTAATGTAGTTTAAAGGAGGTAGAATGGATTTTTTAAATAACACTATTGGTTATCCACCAAGGACTCACGTTAGTGACTCAGAAATTATAAATAGCATGCCTGTTATAGAAGTTCAGCCTTGTAAACCATATTTTCAAAGCGGTTTAACATTGTTCGCAGTATTTCCCGACTGGGAAAGATATGAGTCAATATTACGTAATATAGATGGTTCGTTTTCTGTTCCTAGCAAACCGCTGCGTTTTGCATATATGGCTGATAGTCTTCCAAGTGATTCGTTTACTAATGAATATGGAGAAACCTTCCTACAGAAAATGACAGACGTTGCTTCTCAAGGTATTGGAGATTTAGTTCAAATAACAGGAAGTAGAGATATTTTTGAAGCATTAGGAAAAACAGGACAAGGTATTATTGAAGCAGGTGAAGCAGTAGGAGGAGTACCCGGAGAACTTATGAAACAAGGTGGTGGAATGGCTATGTCTGCTGGAGTTGCATCTAAAAATTTTATTAGAAAAATGGAAGAAAGTGATAACTCATTACGAAGAACTATTGGTGGGGGATTAATGGTTGCTAAAGGATTAGCATCTAATCATAGAGTAGATTTTCCAATGGTTTGGAGAAACAGCGCTTTTACACCATCATATTCATTAACAATAAGATTATGGAACCCAAATCCATCAAAAGAAGAGTCAACTCTAAAATATATTATTTATCCACTAGCAATAATTTTGTCTTTAGCTCTACCAGCAACAGAAAATGGTTTTACATTTAATTATCCATTTTTTCATACAGTTGTTTCTAAAGGACTTTTTTCTTTAGACCCTGCTGTTATAACAAACGTTACAGTTACAAAAGGTGGAGACCAACACCAAGTTGGTCATAATCAACGTTTAGGATTAGTTGATGTAAGAATTGACTTTGCTGGATTATTTACAAGTATGGTTCTTGAAGAAAAAGGTAGAGTTCAAGGTAGTAGACCAACACTAAGAAAATATCTTGATAATCTTAGAGAATCTAAATATTCATCAAGTAGAAAACTATTTAGTCAATTATCAGCAGTTCAGTCAGGTATTTCACAAGTAATAGATATCCCACAAGAATTGTTCACAAATAAACAAATGTGGGTAACGGAAGAAAAACCATCTCCAGAAGTATATAAGGCAAGAGTTGAGTCAGACAAGGTAGTAAAAGAGGCTAAATTAACATCACAAAAAGTTACTAAAGAAGTATATCCAGAACCAGATTATGAATCTTTTTCTACTCTTGATTAACAAACTGTATTTCTAAATGATATTGTTATATAGTATGCCAAATATAAGTTAATCAAGAATTGAGTTTGTGGAGTTAACTTTTCATAAGTACTTCTATATCTTTTTCTACTTAAGATGTCTAACAATAAGATATTAATTTGTTGTTTAAAAAACAACCTTGATCTGGTTCTTTTTATAGACATTAATGTTCTTACAAAATCATAAAATGGTTTACCACAAAGTTGATTTGCAGCGGTTAAATTCTTTGAAAATAGTTTTAAAATAATTCTTACATTATCAATATATTTGGTATCTCCTAAACCACTTGCAATTGATGTCGCAAGAGAAGCATTTATTTTACTTAAATCTCTAGATTCTTCTTGAGCTTTAATATCTATTGTTTTATATACAGTAAGCTTTCGTATAACATTTTCAATCTGTCTACTAACTTTTTCAGTTACTTCCTTTTGATATAGATTTTCTTCATCTTCTGTTGGTTCAAGCGTTGGTTTAAAACCAGAACCTTCTTCTTGTGATTGATAATATGTTTCAAGAAAACTTTTTAAACTTTGTGAAACTCTATGTCTACTTCCACTAATAAATTTTGCAATTCCATCTAAATCATTTTTTTCAATAACTTCTGTCCATTGTTTTATACCTTCCATAGATAAATAATACAAAGCATTTCCAATAGTACCTTCTCTAATAAATAAATGATTTTTTGTAAGAATTTCAAGAGCATACTTAAAAGCATCTGGATTACAGTAGTTTTTTAAACCCTTATTCATTAAGTTTGCATAATCACGAATGTAATGAAAAAGCATCATATTCTTATATGCTGATGCATCTCTTTTCTTTAAGAAATACTGCATTAAAAAGATATAAAAGTTTGTAATTGGGTCTACAATAATATGAAGATTATATTTAAGATATATAGTTCCTTTCCATCTTCTTTTAGTAAAATCTCTCATATCCTGTTCTGTTAATTTACAATGAGCAAGAAAATCATAAAATTTCTTTTTCATATCAGGATAGAAACATGGTTCAGTTAATGAACTCAAATTAAATGCTACCGTTCTATTGAGATCATACTTTAATGATTGATAGTCAATTTTTGCTTTTTTAAGTAATTCTTCCATTATATCACCTTAACAGTTATATTGTCCTCAGTAAAATACACATACTCTGGACCATATCGTAATAACTGATCTTGTGTTAGAGTTTTTAACTCAAATTTAAAGAAGATACTAGTTTCTGGTTTTCTAACTCTACAATGACTAACGCCATCAATATTATGAATTACATCTATTATTTCAGATCTATATAGTTCAGCATTAGTTCCAAATCTACTCTTAAAAGCTTCATATAATGTTGAACGAACAGTAGTTACCATATCATTTAATGTTCCACTATAAGTTGGTTCTCTAAATACTTCAACTTCAATATCAAGAGGAATTGTATAATTAGGAATTGTTATCCACCCTCTCTCTGAGTATATGTATTTTTCACCCAGATTAGTTACATAGACGATCGTATCAATAGATGGTTGTTCATAGTAAAAGGATACGTTTGTTGCGTCAATACATCGTATTATAGCGTCTTGATTATCTCCTGACCCTGTAAATATATATCTATCACCAACAGCAGGAGCAACAGGTAAAGTATTTACTATATCAATTACATCACTTCTTGTTACAGGATTATACTTTATATTTTCAAGAATTCCTTGTGTATTTGTAAACTTTATATTTGTAAAATCTGTTAACATTCTTCTATCAGATAAATCCATTTCAGTAACAATGGTTTGCAAAACTACTAACTCAAAATTACGTTTATTAACACCATCGTAATACTCTTTTTCAATTACAGGAATATCATATACAATTAATGATGTTGAATCTCCTACTACATTTGAACGCATAAATGTATCTAAGTTTCTTGTAAATGTAAAAGTATTTCTATATTTAGCTACTGGGTTGTTACTTGGGTCATATATAGTAAATTCAGCAACTTGTTCGTCAGATGGAATATCTGTGTAAGGATTAAAAGAATAGATAAAATAACTATTGGTTCCATCATTATAATTAGTCATATCTTTGATAGACCCGCTAGATTCAATTACCATTTCACAACTAGCTAAAGAAGCATCTACTTCAGAAGACTTATATTGTAGTTTAAATTTTCCTTCTGTTCCTGTTTTGTATATTAAAAGAGAATCTGCATAAAGATCATATGTTGAAGAATAACTAGTTTCTAATGCAGGAGTTAGTTCTATTTCGTAAATAATATACTTATAGTAAGCAACCGAATTTAGTTCTTCAATTGATAAATCAAAAAGAGTATAGTATTCGTAATCACCAAGAGTTATTGTTGTTCCTCTAGGAATACTAGTAGTACCTGCTGGAACAGTTACATACACATTTCTCATTGGCACAATATTTTCAACTTCTTCTTCTGATGTACCATAAAGAATACCACTAAATAATTCAATTTCATTAACTTGAAGGTCAGACCTTTTTAATACAGGCAAAGAATTTTGTGCTAGAGGTAGTGGTGGAAGCACCAAATTTATATTCTTATAGTCATTCTCGCTTACCAATCTTTCAAGAGTGGTTATAGATTTAATAGCATTTGCTCTAACTTGTTCTAATGATTCTTCATCTACCCCACCAAAAGCAGGAGTAGTATTAATAACATCATAATTAACTACTTGTCTGATTCCTGCTAATGTTGTTAAATAGATTCTTTCCCCAGTTCTAATTGAACCAGCAATTACATTACCATCTGCTCCTTCTGTAATATATGAAGTAACTCTAACAGTTGATCCTGGTGCTGGTTGAACTCCAATTAGTCCATTTCCAAATGTTAATTTTCTTCCAGTATCTGTTCGTCTGGAAACATAACCTTTGTCAGTTGATGACATTAAGTATAAACTTTGAAATTCGTCCCATATAGTATAACCCGGGTCTCCAGGTTCTTGAATTTCAACAACCAAACTTGATACTTGTCCATCAATAGGAACATCAAGAATAACAAATTGATACTCTCTAATATCACTATCAATCTGAAACTCTTGAACTGTACTTGTTTGTTGTCTCAAAGGAAGTGCAAAACTAAAACTTTCTCTATCTGCAGCAATATCAACAGGAAGATTAAATCTTCTATTAGCTTCTTCATAAAGAACTGTAACACTAGCATTATTAGTTACAGTAACAGTAATTGTATAATATGTTTTGAAATCTATTTCATTATCAGCTGAGAATGTAAAGTTTTCTGGAATTGTAAATACAGCCAATGGATCGTCAAAACCAAACGGTACAGTTACTAAAATATTAGCTACAGCTGACGTTGCTTCTGCAGTATTATATCCTAAGAAAGCAGCTAAATTTAAAATAGATTCTGGTAGTTGTGCTTTTGTCAAGAAAAACTCACGATATGTAGATAATTGATAGAATAATAAATTTCCTGTTAATGTAGAAACTATATCAATCATGAATGTTAAGAATGATGACTTCGTAAGATCTACATTCTCTAATTCTAAATAATTCTTTACTTCATCTGAAATTTGTCTTCTAATAGACTCACGAGATAGGTATATCTGACTAGATAATTGTGTCTCTGCCATCCTTTATATCCTTTTATATATAGTAAAATCCAGATCTCTCATCAAATAAAGTTTTTAAATTACATCGTAATTCTTCATTTTTTGAAAGTAATTTTGCCATGAATTGTGAATCTTCTAAGCTATGAATTTTTTTGTCATAATCAACATATGAGTAAACATTACTAGTATGAGCCTCATATTTAGTAAATGGATTAGTAGCCGATTCTAGTTTTAATCTCCAAAATCTTCTATCAGTATTTGGTAATATTTCAACACCAGTCACAGTAAAACATGGGTATGTATCATTGGTTGGTTTCATATATGATTGTTCGGGTTTTAAAACATCTTGTGGATATGGAATAAATCCGTATGTGCTTGGGATAACGCAACTACTCTCGTTAATTTTGACGTAGCCAATATCTTGAGCATCAAAAGCAGTAGAATATTCTTCAATAAAAAAAACAGGTAATAAAAGGATCTTATTTCTTTTTAAACCTGTAGAATATTCATCTTCCCACTCATATGGTCCACCAAGCAATTTTTCATCTTCCCAGTTTATATTTCTAATGTCAAAATTCAAATATGTACAAAGAAAAGGTACAGCACTTTTGCTATAAAAATCGTATAGCAAATGTTGATATTCATGAATATAGTAATAAAGTCTCTCATATTTTTGCATTATTGTTGCCCTTGTGCTTTCTCCTGTTCTTTTCTTTTTGCTTCTTCAAATTTGGCTTTCTCACTAGCTAAGGCTGTTTCATATTTTATTTTAAATTCTGCTTCATCTTGTTTCCATTTTTCTAATAATCTAAAAACCTGTTTATAACATTTCTTTGGTTTTTCATCTCTTACACATTTCTTTAAATTCATCTCCAAAATTTGAACAGCTTTCTTTGATGAATTATATCTACATTGTGCATAGCATAAATCATGAGAATATTTTCGTTGTTGAACACATGCTCTTAAACATTTATCAGTAAGTTTTCTAAAAATATACAATACTGCTAAAGTTAATCCTGGTATTGGAATTGGTGTTGCTGCAGCTGCGAGAACAAGTTCAATTACCTTATTCCAATTAGATGATTTTGTTGGGTCTTCCTCATCTGTTTTTGCTATGTCAGGATCTACTCTAAATTGTTGTTCTTTTACATTTTTTATTGCTTCATATAATAGTAATTGATCTTTAAAAACCAAAGATTTTCTAATAAAAGAATCTTCTTCTATTATTTTCAAAATTTTCTGTTTACTTAATCCTAAATTCTCTATTAACTTTGTTGCATACTTATCTAAATTAGTTTGCTCTCCAAGACCAGCTTCTGCTTGTCTTAACTTCACTGTAAGTTCTTGAAATCTTCTTGCCCATGTAATATATATCTTTTGTAATTTTTGCATGCATTTTTTAGGATTAGGGAATTCGTTACATCTAGTAATTTCTTCTCTTAATTCGGCTATAATTTTTCTTGTAGCTGCATGTTGACATCTCAACTTACAAATTTTCTTTTGTCTGCTCAAAGGATATTTTGTTATACATGCTTGTTCACATGGGTCGCTAGCTTTCCTAAACATATATAGAGCAAACATTGGACCAGTAAGACCAAAACCAGAAATCATAGAAACTATTCCAGCGAGTCCATATTTTAAGAATTTTTTAAATTTACCTTCAAAAGCTTTTATATCTTCTGTTAATATTGAACATACATCTTCATATGTAATGTTTGAAACAAAATCTAGTAAACCAACGTGCTCTCTGAAAGTTAATTTTTCATATAATAAAGGACTTTCAAGAACAAGATCCGTTAATGAATCTTTTGCAGCTTCTATAATAATTTGTTTTGTTAACTCATCCATGATACATTTTCTCCATTAACCAGTTGTATCAAAAAATTTAAAGTATACAGATTCATCAATAACCACTGAAAGTTTAGCAGGTTTATCTTTATATGTAGCAGAAATATTAACGGTAAATATTTTAGAACTATTTCCAAACAAAACTTCAATGTCTGTAATACTAGCTCGATCGTCATATCTAGTTAGTTTATCATATACTTCCTGTTTTATCTTTTCAACTGTTCTTTCATCAGCAGGTTCGAATACCATTTTGTAAAGGTCACTACCATAAAGTGGATCCCAAAGATATGACCTAGTAGGAGTAACTAAAATATTTGTCCATGAATTTAAAATAGTTTCAATATCAGTTACTCGTTTAAAATCTCCAGAAACTCCTACTCTTGGCAAATAGTCTGCAATCTTACCTCGTGCTCCTACTACAGCTGTATTAAATCTATCTAATAGGTTTGCCATGCTTTCCTTTTTTTATGGTAGCTTCTTGAAATTTTTTAGTTTTTTCATCTTCCAACTTTGTCTTCCATTTTAAATAATCAGTCATCCTCTTATAAGGCATCATTGAGATGTCTACATAAGATTGTTGACTAAGTTCCATACAAACATAGATTTCTTCAGCAAATTGATGTCGAAATTTATCGACCTCATCTGGCTGAATACAGTGAACGAAAAAAGCTTTCCACTAGATCAATATCAAATAGTTCATCCTTACCACAAAACTGACAATAACTTTTCATCTTTAAAGAAATACCATATTTTCCAAAATTATCATCCCACGCACCATAAATAGCTCGTTTATCTCTTGCTGGTAAAGATAAATATGCTTCAATAATATCTAATCTGTCATTTATAACCAGTGGAGTTACTTGCTTTTCAATATCTTGTTCAAATCTATCAATAATTAAAATTTCAGTAACTGTATCTAAATTTATTCCAGGTCTTCCACTTAACTCTTTTGTAGCAACCGCTTCATCAAATAATGTTGGTTGCTTTATATATGCACTAACTCCTTTTGATACAGGCAAATCCACTTTTATTTTATCCTGTAAAATATCTTGTCCTGGATATTGATTAAAGTTAAAAGTTTTTGAAACTTCAACACTAATTGGATACTCTTTACTACATCCAGAACATTTAACCTGATAATTTCTAATTTCTTCATAAGTAATATGAAATAATCCATAAATCAAAACATCACGATCTTTTAATGTAATACTTCTCAGAAAGGTATCATAGTTTGTAATACTTTCTGGTTTTGAAACTATAGAATCGTATAAACATTTATTTAAATGTTCAGCGATTCTATTTGGAGTCATAAAACTTCCTTTTAAATGTTCCTCTTCTTGAACAGTTAAAGAACGAAGAGTGAACGACAACTTTGTTTGTGGTGTTACTACCTCGTATTCGGGATACTTGATATTAAACGATGTAAACATCTCAACCTCCTTTCATTCTACTCTATTGTAGAAATTCTAAAAAATAAATATTATGCTCCACCTGATTCTGTTTGACCATATTTCTTAACACTTTGTAGCACATCAGCGAAGTTCTTAGATAATGTTTGACACTTTCTCAAAGTCCAATCTTCATGCCATATATAATCCACATTGAAAGGAATTTCTACATCTAACCTTCCAACTGTTTCGACATCGCTTCCAAATAAATCTTGAGGATCTTTCTTTGGAAATACTCCGTCGTAACAAGCATGATATTCTACTGTGTAACCATCGGGTGCAGTAGTCCAGTAATATAATAGAGACGCATATGTTTTCTTTGTATAACCACTACCATCATCTTTATCTTCTAAATTTGAAACCCCAACTCTATAGTCTCTAATCATTTTTACCCAACCATGCATAATATCTAATAATGGAGTTTTATTAAATTCAAAGAACTTAATTGAAACTTCATTACCATAGTCAATATTTCCAGGAACTGCCCATTTGATTCCACCAAGTCCTGTAAACTCTACTGTATTAAGAGTTCCACCAGGAGGCGTAACACTCAAACAAGTAGCAGAAAGAACTTTTTGAATATCACTTATATTGGAAATTGAAGAATTTCCTCCTTTAGCATATTCAACAATTCCAGCGGGAAGACTTTCAAACCAAATATAATGATAGCCAGTTACATAAGGATCTGCAACTCCGACTGTAGTACCTCCAAATTTTCTTGTTGCATAATTGCTTGCTAGTTGCGCAAATGCATATTTCATTTTAGTTCTACCTCCTATTCTTTATACTCTAACCTTTTCTTGATAACATATAATACAGTATCCCAATCTCCATTTGGGATATTTATTGCCTTATCATCAATGTAAAAATCTGCAGGTAATTTTTCTGCAGTTATTCGATCAAAATAAATATTGTATTTAGTTAACCAATCTTTAATCTTGGTTAGTTCTTCATCGAGATTATAATTGAATTCTTGAGCATTTTCTTCTGATGCTCTAGTAGTAAAAATTACAATCTCATAACCAATATTTCTCAAGTAATCAATAACTTTTTTAGCCCCTTCAAATGGACCATCATACAGACTACCATCTAAGTATCCTTGAGAATATTTATGGATAGTTCCGTCTAAATCAATCATTACTCTTTTTCTATGCTCTGTTTCCTCTTCTAATCCATCATCTCCAGTTTGAGTTACTTTAGGATAAACAGTTCGGAGCATAGTTCTCCTACCAAAACTTGGAAACGAGTCCATTGGGAAAAATGATTCTTTTTTCATTTAGAAACCATCCAGACCTTAGTTTATATTTTGTTCTAAAAGATATATCATATTGTAAAAAAAGAAACTATATATATATTAATAACTAATAGAAGGATTTGCAATTTTTTTGAAAGGAGAGTTATGGAATTAAAGTTTGACAAACTCGTAGTTGGTGACAAATATTTTATTCTATTTAATTCCAAAACAGGACTACAAGTTATACAGGGTTTGAATGGAAATCCAGACCCTACAGTTCTAAATTTTCCAAGTCTATTAGACATTGGAATAATGGGACATTGTAGTAACAATTGTAATTTTTGTTATCAAGGTTCTACAGAAGAGAACCATATGAGTTTAGATAATTTTAAAAAAATTATTGATGAGGTAAAAGATCATACTCCTCAAGTAGCTTTAGGAGGGAGAGGAGATCCAAACAAACATCCAAAATTCAAAGAGATTCTTGAATATTGCAGAAAAAATAAAGTTGTTCCAAACTACTCCACTAGTGGAAAAGGATTAACTGATAAGGAAGTTCAAATTTCAAAACTTTGTGGAGCAGTTGCTGTTAGTGATTATGATAAACCATTTACATATACTGCAATAAATAAATTGACAAATTCTGGAATTTTAACCAATATTCATACCATTTTTACCAATCCAAATTATGAAAAAATAACAAATTTGCTTTCTGGAAATAATCCTTGGAAAGGCAAGGTAGATATAAAAAAAATAAATGCTGTTGTTATTTTGTTATTTAAACCTCAAGGAAAAGGAAAAAATTTAACACAATTAATTCCAACTCCAGAACAAATTTCAGTTGTTTCTGAATTACTATTTGTTAAAGATGTTAAAACAAAAGTGGGAATTGATAGCTGCTTAGCAAATCATATTATGAAAAGTGTATCTAAAGAAATTTTAGATGAATACAAAGCTATTCTTAGATCATGTGAAGCATCAAGATTTTCAATGTATATTAGTCCGTCAATGAAAGCATTACCATGTAGTTTTGCCAGCCCAAAATTCGCAATGCCAATAACAACTAGCATAGCAGATATTTGGAACAAATCAGGCCCATTTCTTTACGTGAGAGAAAGGTTAAAAAAACATGAAACAGAATGCCCAGTTTTCTTCTAGAATTACTATAGCTTCAATATCTCCAGCAGAAATTTGTTTTTTAATCTGCTCTATTATTCTGGGAATTATATCAATACATTATGAAATACCATTAATTTATGGAATATATATATTTACTATCTTTCTTCCAATTGGATTGCATTTTCGGAATATAAAAGCCGAACTAGCGAACAAAAATATCAGAGCAGCTTTAATTTTTTCAATAATAAATCTTATAGTTTCTTTGTCTGGTTACTGGCCAGCTTTTCCTGGAATTATTCTATATATTATAATTATTCTTCATCGACATTCTTTATACAAAAAACTAACTGGAGGTTAAATGAAAATTATAACAGATTTCATTACAAACTCCAGTTCATCAGTATTTCTTGTAGCATTTCCAAAAAGAGTTAAAACTTTACAATATATAAAAGAGTTTATAACTAAGGATGCTCATGCTAAAATAATTTTTAAAGACGCTATAGACCAAAATAGAAAAGTAAAGAAAATAGATCTAGAAAATAAGAAAGTTATTAGTAGATTAACTGAAGAATTGACCTATGGATATTATGACGGAGTTTATAGAGATCTTAACCTTACAGAAAAAGAGTTTGCAAAAGAAAAAGGAATAACTATAGAGAAACTTCGCGAAAATAGAAGATGGATGGATTCTTACTTTGACCAAGATAGATTACAAAAAGAATCTCGTGCTTTAGTAGTAGCAGAGCAGTTTGCAAAAGACAATCATGGTCAATATCTATATGTTTTTCACTATGGTGATGAGCAAGGTGCAATTTATGCTGAACTTGAGCATGATCGTGTATTCTATAAACTTAAACATGTAAGAGTGAGCCATCATTAATGGAAAAAGAAAGATTCAATCCTAACAATATGGAAAGTAATTCTGAAGATGGAAGAAGTATTTGTTTAATATCTATAATAGCAGTTCCAAAAGATTTTGATATATATAAATACATTAGTCCACGAGAGGAAATTAATTGTAAACAAACAACAGATACTATAAATCTTCTGCTAAATTCTCCATATTTTTCAATGGATACTGTTCTTAGTAATCAATATCTTGACGACCCCGGAAAAACCCCAAATTTCACTGTTGCGGTTATTCTTGATGTCTTGGATCAATTAGGATTGATTATTCAAAAAGTTCCAAATTATACTGGAACTTATATGGGCTATATAGATCTTATAAGAGGTCATTATGCAGTTGTAAGATTTGTTACTCTTAATATTTTCGCATTGATTAACGATATGGAATTAATAGAAACTTATTTAGAAAGAGTAATAAAAATAGAAATACCGACGTAAGAAATTGGCCACCTAGACTAAAATCTAAGTGGCCAATTTTTTTGTATCAATTATTGAATGAAGAAGTTCAATTCAATTTGCTCAACAACTCTTGTTGGTTGTAGAATAACATTAATATGGAATTTCTTTGTTTTCTTTTCATAATCTGTAGCACCAACTTCTACTGAGTAACTATATAAACCTCTTCTGCTTTTAATATTTTCTAGGAATGCAACTAGTTGTGCAGATACTTGACCCCAAGTAATTTCATCATTCTGTTCAAAAATAAAGAACTTACAGAAGTCTTCAAATGCTTTCTTAACATATAGAACTAATCTAACAATATTTAAATCTTGAAGAGCACTTGGTTTTGCTTGAGTAGTCAATTGACCCCATACTACATAACCTGGATTAAATTTAACAATTGGGTTAATTTGTTTTCTATATAGTTGATCTCTTTGACCCAATCTTGGATTAAATCTTAACTCTTTAATTGTATCAATTGCTGCTCTATTATAACCTGCTATTGCAAACCATGGTTCTGCAACACTATCATTTCTTGGAGCGAGATATGAAATATGATAGATTGGAGAGAACCAAATATCCTGACCAGTAAATGGATCAAATACTTTATTGTAACTTTCGTATAATGCCAAGAAATAAGTGTTAAACGTATGGTCAGTATTTCTTTTTGCTAATGCTGCGTTAACAGAAACATTGTCTCCATTATCTAGGATACCAACACAGTCTCTTCTTGTTTGAACAAGAGTACTAATTTGTGTTTTTACATCAGTTGGATAACCACAATCAAAAACTAGAGTATAGTAGATATTTTCAGTATCTAGAACTTGATCGTCAATTATTCCAGCATATCCCTGAGATAATAGAGTTGTAGCTTCTGCAGTAACTAAATTACCAACTGAATCTAGAAGAGCACCATCACTACCTTTCTTTAATGGAACTGGTTCAGCTGAAGTAAAGGCATCAGCAACACTTCCATAAGCTTGTTTAATTGTATAAGTTATGTCTGAATTAACATCAAAATCTGTAGTATTGCCATTCCATACTTGAGTAGCAACATCTAAATTTCTGTTATTAAATACTTGACAACCAACACCATCTGTATAACCAGTTGAAGATCCTAACCATCCCCAAATTTCAACTCCCTTTGCATCTTTTGCAATAACTGTGTAATTAGCATAACCTGTTGCTGGGTTTTTATCCCATGTTGAAAAATCTTGCTTATTATCTGTAATTTCTGATGTTCCTGAAGTTAGATCAATTGTTACTGTACCAATATTTTTATCATACATATGAATAACTTTATAGTAACCAGCTGACCATGTTTCACTTGTTAATTCCATTTCTGCTCTTAGAACGCTAGAATATGTTGCAAGAACGTCAACTATAAATAGCGAGTCTCCTGCAAGATCTTTGGATGTTGGATCAAAAGATATTTGGAATGACTCAATAATAACATCATCACCATCTGATTGTTTTTCATATAGATCAAGAACATAAACACCATCTAATAGAGGGTTTGCTACTTCAGTTAATCTTGCAGCTAACTTATTGTAGTATTGGCCTCTTCCTATTGGGTAAAGAAAACATAATGGATGTTGAGTTGGCGGAATATCTGCTAAGTTTGTTTTTAGTTCTGCTTTTGTATTAATTGATGAAACAGATGTTACTTGGAATGAAGCAGTTGTGTCTGTTGTTCCAAACATAGCATCAATTCTTAAGTTTGCAAAAGCAGCATCATCTGGTAGGACTCTCAAGAAATAAAGAGCTCCAGACTCGCCTAAAAAGTTATAAGCACAATATAGACCTTGACTATAACTTTTGCCATAAGTAACAATATTTGGTTCCCCAAACTCACTAATTAAGTCTGATCTAGAACCAATAAATTTTAAAACATTGTCTTCGCCTTTCTCTGTAATAGCGGTAATAAAACCGATTGTTGCTGGGGCAGCTTGAACGAATGCCGATAAATCAATTATCTTCGTATATACGCCCGGAGATACGTTTGTAGCCATGCTGAATTTTCCTCCACATTTAGTTTCTCTAAAATATTAACTATATCGAATATCTTCCTTTCTCTCCAGGTTAAATTAGTGATCTCCTTTCAATGTTTTAAATATAAAAAATCCTTATACAAATAGATACCATCTAAATATCAATTGTCTATCATCTGATTTAATTATAGTTGGAAATGTAACTCTTGCAAAAATACTAAACGGCCCAGCATAACCTCCTACATTTGATTCTGCTGAAAATAATCCTGCTTCACTTATTAGAGCGCCGTTTGCATCATCAACGCCAACCGTAAATGTTATCTTTATAACTAACCATTTATCATCATTTAGATTATCTTGTTCAAATTCAACTGAGTCAAAATACTTTTTGTAATAACCAGTATCCGGATATCCTACTGCGGTAACATGATAATCGGCACATGATGCGTCAGTAGCATTAATCATTAATCTAGAATATAAATCTGTGTCTGTAATTATAGGTGCAATCGGATCGAGTGGGTCTGCTGGATCAACCCCACCATCCCCTAAACCAAACCAGTATAATATCTCGTCTTTAGTCGGAGTTACACTTGGATTATTTAAATCCATAATTCTTTGAGCAACCCATTCTCTTCCAAGATATAATACTAAGTTAGATTTTGAAACAAGAACTTTTTCACCGTTTGGTTGAACTTCATAAACTTCAACGAAACCTTTTGGGCCTCTTTTAGTTCCACCTGGTTTCATTGAGTCCTTAAAACAAGTTTCTCCATACATTTCTTTTACTACAATTTCAGTAGTTTTTATATTTTTCTTATCCATAGATAAATCCTTGTTAAAATCGCACATAATTTATATTTTGTTCTTAAAAGTTCTAAGTATTAGTATAACGTAAAAAAAGCAGCTACCTCAGAAAATCCAAAGTAGCTGCTTAGTTACATATACTACATTATTAAACTTATTCTAAAAACGTTCCACAATTTGAACAAAACTTTGATGATGAAGAACTAGTTCTACCACAAGTTTTACAAATCAACTTTGTTGTAACAGTAACTGGTTTTTGAACTGGTTCGCCTTTTATAGTTTCACCTTTTAGTTTGATAATAATAACTTCTGCTTGTGAAAGACTACCAATAGAAGTATAATTAAATTGTTGATTTATTTCACTACCTTTAACTGTAATGCCTTCATCTAGGTTTGGAGCAAATGATTCATTTTGAACAGTCTGAACTGAATCGCAAACAGAAAGGGAAGAATTTTCACTACCTTTAACGTTATCTCCTGCATTTGCACCAATATTTGAACAATAATAAACATTTGGATTATAGTAATCATATGTAAATGATGGCCAATAATAATGATGGTGGTGATGCTCCCAAATGATATCTCTTCTATGAGGCCAGTCATAATCTTTTACAATATTTTTTTGAATAACTGGTTCTTCAAATGCAAATTCAACTCTTATTAAACCATCATCAATCTTATCTCCTCTATGTTCCTGGATTTCTTTCGTTTTTTGAATAAACTTGAATTTATTGGTAGCAACATTATTACGTAAGAAACCCTGTAACTCGGTTGTTTCATTTGGAGAAAGAACTAATGAAGTTGAATCAAGAACGTCTTGACCATCAATTGAAATCTTAACACATGCTCTTTTTGAGTTAAGATTTTTTAGAAGGAGTGAATACTCACTTCCGAAAGGCAACGTAACTATATCATCACGAACTCTTAATATTTTACCATTATACTTTACTTCTACTACGAAATGATCTTTGTATGTCATACGACACCTCCTTGTAGGGTGCAGACTAAACCCTAAGATTTTCTTAAAGTCTGCTGGGGTAGTATATGTAATCTATTTTTTTGTTCTATTTGCCATTGAAAATTGGTTTTATTTTATCTCTTTCGTCAAGATGATGTTTATAATTTTTCCAGTCATCTTCAATTACATCTGGAAATATATAATACTTTGCTTCATGATTTAAAATCATACCATCATTCTTTCGAAGTTCTGCTCTAATGATATAACCACCAACTGTTGGATTCAATCCTTTAACTTTTAAATACGAGTTTTGAGCTTCAAATGTTCCGCATTGAGCTGCAAAAATTGCTCCTATCATAGCACAAACATTAATATGTATATGTCCAGCCAATAAAAATCTTATTTTTGGAACATCTGTTTTATTCCAAGCTAATTTTGCTGATTCTGAGTAAGCAATTTGTTCAGCAGCTTTTTGTAATCTATATGATAGAGCATATGGAACTCCGCCAGATGGATGCCACATCTTTAATGCTATTCCTTCAAGAATTGGAACATCAACTTCATCAAATCCTAAATAATGAACATCAGGTCTTTTATTTTCTAATGCTAATAGAGGATTATGTCCACCACCTTTTTTGATAAAGGAATAATCATGATTTCCACCCATAGCATACCACTCAAATCCGGTTGGTAAATTAACAATAGCTGATTCTTCCTGTTCTTCTGCACTTAGTGCATAAACCTCATATTCCTGACCCGCAAATACTTTATATCCAGCAAAAATATCACCAGGAATGAAAATATTTTTTACACCTTTTTTCCTACATATTTCACAAAATTCATTTAATGCAGTTAATTGACATTGTTTTGAACCTATGTGAAGATCAGAAGCAACTCCAAAAATAATTTCTGTTGATTCTAATGGGCTTGAAAACTTCTTTCCTTGAGAAGCCACATGAGTACTCAAAATAATATTTTTATCGTCAAGTAATATTTCATATCCCTGATTTCTATAAAAGCCAATCAAGTCACAAACCTCATTAAAAGAACAACTCAGTAAGTCACACATATCATCTCTTGAAATAATTTTTCTTCTCTCTAAAGTTGAAATAAAAGCTTCATCTTTTGCTACTTGTTTTTTCCCATTACTTTTATTCAAATCAGAATATCGTTTTTTTACAGTATACACATATCTTCTAAACGTTTGTAAATCTTTTTCATACCCAAATTTTACTATAGCAAAATCATACATAGAATTTATAGATTTATTTTCTTCAATACCCTCTTTTACATACTCTAATAATCCAGGATAAAGGAAACGTCCAGGCATATAAGTCCTCCCTAATGAATATTAATTTATTATTTGTTCTCAATAAATTTTAATAAAACCCATATTATTTCATATAAGAAACGGACCTAAAATGAATTAGAAATTTTCTAAGATAGGATATTTAAATTGGAAAGAAACTAATATATAAGAATATGGTGATCATTTTCTAGCAGCAAGTTTCCACCCTCTTCTGTTAGAAGTGAGAAGGAAGGAAGAACGTCAATAAATACTAAATCAAAACCAGTAGTACAATCAAATACACCGCCATCATCAAATTTAGCAAAACCACCACTTTGATAATATGTATAAACCGCCGTAGAATCTTCAACTACTTCTGAGGTTACAATTGCAGTACTATCAGTATTCTGAAAACTACAAACGAGTGAATCTCTGTAGTTATCAAAATATTCAATAAATGGATCTCGGTCAACAACTATACCAATGTCATAGAAGGAACCACAATCATAAGTATCTCTTGAATAATATTGTAAAGCATCAGTAGAATCAGGACATATTAAAGTAGGATCGCTACAACAAGGAGCACTATCTCCTGTACAATAATCATAAAAATCAAACAAGATATCAATGGTATCTAGATGATCTTCAATAATCAATGTATTCTCTAATCTACTTCTAAACTCCAGCATTTCCAAAGGAACAAGTCTTGCTCTATAAGGTTTAAAAAATTCAATTACATCTCTTAATAAACTATATAAAGCACTTATTCCAAAGATAGCATAACTAATATTCATAAAACCATAACTTAAATTACTTCTAACCCAATTTCCTAAATCAGCTAATAAACTAGCAAGAATAATTGGATTTATTTCTGCTATGGCATTTAGATTAGCTGAAAAAGTAGGATCTAAAACAGCTAATATTGTTTCAGCATCAGTTGTATTTTGTAAAAAGTTTCTTGGATCTTCTCTAGTAAATAAATCATAATATTGGGCGAGTTTTATTTTTTGATCTGCTCTGCTAGCTGGTTTTCCTGTGATAGTATTATACTGGTCAATAATATCAGTAATTATTGTCATTGTTCCATCATAACATAAAAAGTTTCCCATATCAGGAACGCCGGTATACCATTCTCTATTAAAAGTTTGAATACAAGCTAGATATAAAGCTAATATTGAAATCTTGTCGCCGGTAATTGTAGCCATAGCATTTTTAATAGGAACAATTCCAGTACTTTGCCAATCAGCATATTGGTCTTGAATTACTCTGCTCAATAACGATATAGCTAAATATGTTGTTGTTTCATCAAAAATTGGCTTTACAGAAAAATATGGAGATGTTGATGGAAAGTTAATTTTATTCAAACCAAAAAGAGTTCGAATTTGACTTTCAGTATATAACCAGTGAGGATCACCAATAGTTAACTCATCATAAGGTAAATATAGTGGACTTGTATCACCACTTGTTCCCGCTACTATATTTCCTTTAAAAACTAAATCATTTGAATCTTTACTTGGTCGATTATCAAATTGAAGTTGATATTCATAAACGTCAACTTCAGTAAATCCATAATATTGTAATACTCTTACTAAAGTTTCTGGAGAACCTTTAATTTTATATAAGTTAACCAAATCTAAAAAGAAGTTAACTTTTTGTAATAATGGTTCATTACTTACTGGGTCTCGAATTAAGCTTGAATAGTTATATCCAAAACTTTGGAATAATTCATCAAGCTGATTATTAGGCATTGAGTATACATCTGTTATTTGAGTTTGAACTGTAGTTATTGTTCTAAATGATGCATACCAATCTCTTAAAAAGTTTCTTAGACGATTATAGTCATCTGTAATATATGCAACTTGATCTATAATATTTGAAAAATACTTGTCAGATACTGCTTTTTCGGAACTTGCAATCGCAACTATTGCCTTCGTTAAATCTACAGTAGTATCACCTTGAATTGACTCCAAAATTTTCCAATAATCGTTTATGGTAAACAAGTTCCCGCTCCTCCATATGGTGGCGTATAAATCAACGAAGGCACTCTATGACTCATAAAGTTGTAATACTGTTCTATAAGATAAGCCTCAAAACAACAATCCAACAACGTTGAATTGGATATTAAAGTTAAGTTATTATATCTTTGAAAATTACTATTAATTTTAAGATCTAAATATAAGTAAATCATCTTTGAAAGATTAGTTGAAAGAGAATCATAATGAGCATATAAAATTGATGCAGTTGTATCAAAAACAGCTACTCCTGTTGTATCAATTATGGTAACGGAAGTTTCATCTCTATATTTTAATAAAGCATCTAAAAGGGTAAAGTCATCTTGTTGTAGATTAAAAACGTTATTCCCAGAAGGATCTAAAATTAAATATTTTGCGGCACTTGGATAAACCATAATCCTCAAAAATACTTGTCTTGGAATACAACTAGCTGACTCTTGTTTATATCTATATTCATACGAATGCTTAGAATAACTATCATTAAAAAGAAGTTCAATAAAAGAGTTTTGTCCAAGATATAAAGATGCTATATCGACAGGAAACGGAATAAAATTTTTATTGACTACGGAGTTAACAACAAAATGATTAAACCAATGTTGTAACTCAGGCACCAGAATTACTGACGCCAATGGTGGTTGTTTGCATGTTGGGTTGGTCATAGTCTATATCCGTTTTTAAGCAATCCTCCGAACTTAGCATATCCAGAACGTGAACAAACATTGTTTCTGGATTGAGATTTTTGAAAGAAAAATTTTTATCTTTGGAGCATTCTGTACTCCACCTACCTGAATGAAATCTAACAGCTTCTTCTAAAACTTGATATTGTTCTTCAGTAAAAATTTTTAGAAACGTACCTTTATTTTCTGCAATCATATTTGCAGCTTCTTTATCATGCCCATTATCAGAATGCTTTCTATTTCCTAGCTCTCCATATTTTAATGAGTCATGAAGAGCAATAGCAAGTAAAACTTTATCAGAATCCACTGTTTTAAGTTCAACATTAAATAGTCGCATAACTCTTATAGCTGAGTATAACATTTGATAAACATGCTCAGCTTGGGTTGGTATTTCACCATTTAACTTTTTATGGTACTTTCCAGTTGATGACGTTGACTTACTCCACGTATCTGGCAAGATGGAATTTATCCCTCTCCAAAGTTTAAAACCTTTTTCTGTTAATGTTTTCTCTAATATGTTTATTAGTTTCTCTTTATAGTCCACCATTCAAATAGCCTTTCTATTTTTTTGCGCTAGATTTTGAATTTCCATCATTCAGTCTCATTAAGAATTTAGCAACTCTTCTATCTCCAAACCACCATGTTACGCAGCTTACAGTAAGATAAATAACTATTCCAATTACTTGAATAAAAATGTCATAAGCTTGATTTCCAGTTATCCCTCCGGTTCCAACACCAGCTTTTGTTAGAATATCTTTAGCAACAAAAGTTATCCACGACGTCATGATAACTAAATAAGCTGTTAAACCTGGTCTCATAAATTGTTTTACCCATTCAATAAAACCGAATAAAAATGCTATCAATACAGCAACAGGAACGGAAATATATCTCATTTTTCCTTGAACAGCAAATAGATTATCTATCCACTTATCATTGAATATTGATTTATTTCCTTCTTTTATACTTTGAATATATGCATCAGCATCTGCTAATTCAACTGCTCCTTCAATTCTTGTTTTTGTTATTTCGATTTGAGCTTTTGACTCTTCAATCATAGCTGCTGTTTGTGCTCTTATTAGGTTTATCTCATGTTCATTTTTCAGCTTTTGAGTTTTAAAATTCATTATACTAGTAAGCGCAGTTCCAATTATCCCTGTAAGTCCACCAAGAATCGTCTCTATAAGCATTTCTTTTTCTCCTATTTACAAATAGTAATTGCTAAACTTCCTGTTGAACATTCACCTTTATGGCCAAATTTATAATGACAATCTTTACAACAACTCCAAGCATAATCTGGATCTAAAGCAAAAAATGGTTCTAACTTTTGTGGACGTTCATGATGAACATGCTCTGCTTTTTCTCCACAAAATTGACAAACATGATCATCTCTAGCTAAAACAAATTGACGAAATATTTGATACTCTTCATCTGTATATAACTTTTTAGTTTTTCTGTTCAAACTACCATGTGAATAATAAAGAGAGCATTTTTCTTTGCAGTCTTCGCAACAGTAAAAATAAACTCCATCATTTCCATAGTCATGTTCTAATTGTCTTATTCTCTCATGTAGTTGTATTTTAGTTGGCGTAAACCATCCACCTTTTTCTTTACTATTTGAACATTCAGAAAATTTACAATGAACTTGTATTTCTTTTTCTTCAGGTTTATCAGGATTATATCTCATTTCTTCAATTTTTGAAAAGAATGGATATTTTTTATATATTTCTTTAATTGTAATCTTACGAGATTCTGACATTTTTTTCTTTATTTCTTCTGAACGGTGTTTTCCTTTTAGAGATTCTGATATTTTTCTTTTTGTTTCTTCACAAATAGTTTTTCTCCAACTGTGACTTTTTTCTCCTGTTTGAGATTTTGATAATTTTCTCTTATGTTCTTCAGAAAGATGTTTTCCATAAAAGTGATGATTTTCACCCTTTAAAGATTCTGATATTTTTCTTTTTGTTTCTTCAGAAACTATTCTTCTTTTACTATTATGACCATATACGTAACCTTTTTCACTATAAGGTCCAACTTCCTTTTCACATCCACATAAACAAAGCAATTTAAATTCCCTCCTGAACCTTCAAAATAAACGGATTATAATCCATAGCTGACATAAATTGCGATACAGCAACTCTTGAATTTAATACTGCTCTTTGCCCTCCCAAAAATCCAAATTGTTTGCCAAGCAAAATACAACCCATTGAATGAGTTTTTAAACCTTTTGTAGAATCTCCAGCATAATTACCCCAATGAATCAGAATACCACTTCTATCTTCAACTTTTGGTAACCAATAAATTAAACCATATCTATTTGATTTAGTTGCTATTGCTTGATATTCACCAGGGGGAATACATGATATTCCTTTTTCATTATCTCTCCAAGGAAGTTCTAAAGTAAAACACGAAAACCCTTTAGTCATTAATTGACCTTCTGTTCCTTGGTCTGATCTGGTTACTCTAGTTAAAATAGCAATATTTTGGCCATTAGATTCTTCATGGCCATTCCCATTCCCATTCCCATTGCCGTTCATATTATTTTCCTTGTCCTTTTATACTAGCCCATGTAGTAAATCCCATATAGGCACCTACGACAGATGTCATAGCAAAATAAAACCAAGTTATTACATCCCCAATAATTTTGAGTCTAGATTCAGGTACAACAAAAAATACTAATCCTGTAGCAATAAGCATTGCTATTAAAGAAACCCATGCCATCCTTCGTCTATTCTTCCAAGCAATTCTTACTGTATATCCATTTTGTGGCAAAGCAGTTTTCTGCGCAATATTTGCTGCAGAACTAGGATAACTACCAGAAGAAGGATAACTAGGATTAGTATAAGTAGGTGTAGATACTAAATCTTCATTTACTGGAGGTTTAGGTGCAAGCTCTTCCTGACTATCCATAACTTATCCCCTTTTCTTTTTCATTATTTTTACAACCTCTTTTAATACTTTGAAGTTGTCAGTTGATCCAGCTGCCGCTCTTGCTTGATTTAAAATTATTGTTTGAATTTCTTTCTTTTTCGCGCCAGCTTTTTCAATGTATTTAAGAATTCCATCTTCTGTAATATTTCGGAGATATTCTTTTGTTATTTCTTCTTTTTTATGTTGAGAAGACTCGCTTACTTTTTTCTTTTTGGTGGGAACCATTTCGGTTAATACTTCGCGGATCATTGATTTTAGATCTTTTGATTCTAAAGCTTTTTCTTCTTTTATATTTTCTTTTTTAGCTGATTTTGACTCTTCAAGTTCTGACGTTACTAATTTTGTTTTAATTCCTGGAGTTTTATCTTCTTTTAACTTTGCTCTGATATCCATTGGAGCACCAACTTTAACTTCTCCTGACCATGGACTAAAATAATGTTTATCCGTAAACATTTCTAATCTAGCATTAATTACTGTACCATCTTCAATATCTTTTTTAACAATTTCAGTCAACGGAGGAATGGTTGCTGTAATTCTATTTCGTTCGATTTCTGCAGGAAACCCATATTCGGCTCCATACAATTCAAATCTAACATAACCTTTTAAATTACCAGTTTCTACTCCATGAATATCTACTTCAAAGGTTAGTTTCTTTTCCTCACTAGATTTTAAATATAACATAGTATCTTCCTCTTTTTATTGCTATTTATATTTTGTTCTGAAAACTCTTATGTTATTGTAACACCCCCCAAGATTTTAATTTCAATATTCACTGGAGTAGATAAATCTTCAAAATACACTTTATTAACAGTCACCTTCCACGGAGGTAACTCAGATTCTTCAGCAAGCGAATGAATAGGAGGCGCACCACCCCCACCACCAACTCCAAAACCAACACCTCTAAACTTACCAAGTGTAGCTATTTCAATTGACACTAATAATCTCCTATGTTACCAATTGCTTCCAATAATTGAATTTACCAAGTTCAGAAGCATCAACTTCAATTTTATAAGTTTCAATTATATTTACATTAGTTCCAACTGATAAAGCGTCTTCATATATTCTCACTCTTGCACCAATTAGGTTTCCAAATGAGTCATATTGAGTTTGGTCAATAAACACATTAGAATGTGATAGACCAAGAGTTCTAATAACATCTCTATAAATCATTGTTAGATCAGCGGTATAAACTTGAACTTCATCAAATTTACCCCAAGGAAAATATTGTGGATGAATAACACCAACATACCAAGCACCAACAGAATTTGGAGTAAATAAGTATTTATAGTTGCCATTTCCTAAATCAACAAACCCATTCCCAACAGTTCCAGATACTTCTGTTCCAGTTGGATCATATATTAATGACGTAAAAGCGGTACTATCAATACCAGAAATAAAACCGCTACATTCACTATATACAGAAAAACACTCTTCTACTTGTTGGTTCACTACTCCGAACATTTGGTGTCTCCTTTGTTATTTGTTCTTCAATAAATCAATAGACTATTTCTAAAGTTGTTCAGCTTTTTCTAGTAATACGTTTAGATACTCTTTACTCATTTCAAAAGCTGGAGGCATCCATTCTTTTAACATTCTGCTTCGTTCACAAGCAACTCGTAATGTAGTAATTGTTTTTTCTAAACTTTTATTTATTTCAAGCAGTAAGAATATCAACCTACATAATAATGAAATATCTGTATTTTTTGTTAAGTTATTATTCCAGTTAGAAATTAATTCAATCATATTTGAAATAAATAAAGAAATATTTTCATTAAAACCTTGATCTAGAACAGTATTCCCTAAAATATATAAACATTTTTTCGGAAGAGTAATATCGATATTTTTTATCTCTTCGTTATTAATCATTAATTGAATATGATTCTTCATGAAGTTATAACCTAATAAAAGATCATCTTTTAAATCGGAGAAATAATCAAACTCATTAGAATTCATAAACTGTTCGATATAATTTAAAATAGGTAATCCTTCATTTATTTCCATAAATTTTTCTCCTTAAAATAATCTTTGTATAAAAAGAAAGAGTTGCCATTCTTATTATAAAATTCAGAAAAGGTATCAAACAAACCTAACTCAATAATTTCATCTAAGAGACCAGCCACTTTCGCATGTTCTAATGCGCATACAGTAGGAATTGGAATAAAATTATCTTGATTAATCTCAAACATTGAACCGAGACATTGCCCAACACAAAACTTATTTATTGGGCATGCTTCACACCAAGGTTGATTTTTACGATCCAAAGAATACATAGCAATCATCATTCCTGGGTTAAGAGCTTCAATATCAGTTATCTCATTATTTTCAGTAATAAACCTAAATAAATTCAACCCTGTATAAGAGTTTCTGTGGCATAATGTAGTAGTTAAATCTCCAAGTCTTAGTTGCATAAATGTTTGAATTGAACATGAGAGACCTCGTTGTATACTACCGAAACAAGAAAACATATTAAATAAAATTTTTTTGTGAACAACTTCAACAAATTCTTTTGGTGAACAATTTAATTTTTCGTAGGTCCATTTTACCAAAAATCTAATGAATTTATAGAAATGTTTTAATTGTGATTTTGTCCACTCAGCATTTCTAACTTCTAGTAAATATATTGAGTTCCATTCAATTTCATACTTTTTGAAATTATCTTGAAACCATAAAAAATTATCAATCCACTTCTCAATTCCATTACTATAAATCATTGGATGAAAAGATAATCCCCATTTTTTTGCGAATAGGAAAATATCTCTATAGTATTCTTCTGTTCGGATTGTTCCATCTTTGAAAGGTCGATTTTCATTACAAAACTTTCCATCTTCTGAGATACTTAACCATAAAGATATTTTATTGTCCTTTGCTTTTTGCATAAGCCAATCTATTTTGTCTACTTTTTCTTTATCAAGAATCCAAGAAAAGTTTGTAGGTATAGTAATTCTACCAATTAAGTCATACCAGTTTTTATCCATTGGAATTAGATCTTTATTTTTAATCAACCAATTAACTAATATTTCTACAGCTTGGAACCCAACTTCCTGAGAAAAAACTTCTCCAGAAAAAAGTTCGAATGCTGGAAAATAATGATTTTTTTCTAACCAATTGAGCAAAGTTGACAGATTATTTAAAACTATACTTGGATTGGAAATTTCTTTTGGATAAAGTTTGTCTCCATATTTAGCATAGTAACAATACTTACAATTTAAATTACAGTTAGAGTTTAATTGTAATTCTAGATCACCATAGTTACCATACTTATCAAAAGATCTTAAAAATTCTCGATCTTTCCAAGCAGGAAAAAATGTTCGATTTAAGATATTCTTCACTACTATATCGTTTTCTTTGTTTCTATAAGACATTCGTTCTCCTTATTTATATCCTTGTAAACTATTATTAGATGGATAATTACTTGGATAATTTGAGTAGTTAGAACTATTTACACTACTATTTTGAGTGCCTTGAACTGTTCCATTATAAGTCACATTGGTTAAAGCAGCATGTAATGTATCAGAATTATCTCGTAACTCATCTATTCCTACACCATCTGTATATGTTATCTTATCGCCTATTGATAGTGAACTCCATGAAAATCCCATTTATAGAACTCCTGAGTTGTGTGAATTTACTGTATTGTTTTTAGTTCCGTTGTTGGAAGAACATGTGTTAGCGTCATACACATAATCTATACCGGCTCGGTATTCGTCAACATCAGCTTTATAAATTATATCACCAACACTAACAGGTATACTAGACCAACTATAAGCTGATAATGAACAACCATTAGTAACTAAAGTTTCTTGCATATGATCTACCGCATCTTTTACTTCATTCCAATGTGCTGCTAAAATTATAGTTACGCCTGCTGTTAAAGCTGTCCACGAAGGATAAGCAGTCATTATTCCTCCTTTAATAAATTGAAATAATGTTCGCTTAATTCAAAAGATGGCGGAATCCATTTGTTATAGTTGTTCAAATTATTAATTAGAATATCTAAAATTTGTACCTTTTCATATACTTGAATATTATCTTTTATAAATCGCATTATTTGCTTCATCTTAGTTGTTAATTCTTCACTTTTTAAAACACCAATATTCCAGTTAAAAACCAAAAGAATATATTTATCTACAAAACAATAAAAGCTATCTTTTTTAGGAACTTCAATAACTTTTTTCAATAAAAAATCTATAGTTCTTTCAACAACTTTAGAATCAAACTCATCAATCTTTTCAGAAGATTCTTCATTTTTAATATGTTTTTCAATTAAATTAAGAGATAATTTAAATCTATCTTTCATATTGAACAAGTATATTGAGGACTCTAAACTATTAATATATCCTCTTAATTCATTTAAAACTTCTACATAATTCATTAGGTTATCTCCTAGATCTAGAAAGTATATTTTCACAAAATCCATTCCCATACAGTCGAAGAATTCCCAACGTTGGGATTGAAGCACTTCCATTTATAATTACATGATCCATTTGGCAATCTGTCAGTTGACTCATTACATTTAATAAAAATGCCATTTCAGGTAATTTATAGCATTTTGATATTTGTTTACAATCGGCTAATTCCATCGCAAGAGCAGTTCCTATAGCACTACGTTGTTTGTGAAAATCTCTATAGGCTCTATTTCTATACAAAAATTTAATTAGTGATGCTTCATCAGAAGTATTTGCAATTGACGATAATAACAAATCATTCCTTCCTGATTCTATACTAGAAATTGTTATTTTGTCTTCACTATATTTTTTCATCGAATCTACATATTCTGGATGTTGAATAAAATATGTTCTATGACAATTATGTAACTCATTATCAGATTCTCCTATTCCAAACATCATATTTCCTGCAGAACATATATATTGAAATGGTTTAAAATAAAACTCATTAAAGAACGGTATTTTATCAACCCATCTATAATAATAATCAGATTCTGGTTTTTCTATAGACTTATATTTAATATTTTGTAAAGAAATTTGGTTTAGTAACATTTGATAAAAATTAATTCCGTCTTCTGTTGTATAATCACCAGGAACAACTATAGTTGGACTACAAAACCTTGAAATTTTAATTCGATTCTCAAAATTAGATTCTAACCATTTAGTTATAAAATTATCAAAAAAGTCATAGTAAGTTTTAACATTATCCAAAATAGTCATCCATCTAAACTCTTCGCTTCCCATTGTGGGTTTTAGATGCATACTAACATTATGAATAGAGTTATGTCTACTTATTCCTCTAGTTACTTCAATACAATTTTTTGTTATCTTTTCCGCTGCACCACCAATACGATTTTTATCTGTAATAGAAGGTGGCCCATCTAAAGATACTTGTAATTTTATTTCTAATTGTCTAGTTTTCGGCAAATTTAAAATGAACTTAATCATTTTATCAGGATTCGTCATATAGTTAGAAGAAATACTAATATTTTTTAAATTCGGAAATTCTACAATTGCTTGATTATAAAAATCTTTAAATTCATCTAATGTTAAAGTTGGTTCAGTGCCCCAATGAGATAAAGACGTTAAATCCTTATCAAACAATTCCTTTAATTCTTCTAATAACTTTCCAGATCGTACTTTATCTAATACCTTTTTATGTATTTCAGTTAAAAAATCTGCTTTTGGAATATAGCAATATCTACAGCTTAAATTACATTTCCCAGCCGAAAAAATCTCAGCAGATTCTATTTTAAAAACTTTAAAATGTTTATTTATCATTTTAAACTCCAAGAAAAAGATTAGATAACATTTCTGTTGTTCCATTAATGTTAACAATTACTTCAATCATTACATCATTTGGATGTTCTAAATGTCGCCCAACCCATTTATACATATTAGGATAGAAATCACCTGTATTAATAGGAATGGTTACTGTTTTAGTTGGTTTAGTATCAAACGCGTTTAGTGTTGTTCTAAAAGTCTCAAGATCTAAATCATAAGCCTCAGCCCATGATAAAACTAAAATAGCATCATACATTTGTTTTAAAATAGCTAAATCATCCGTAGTGGCCCCAACCAACCTATTAGAATATGGAAGACCATCTGGACGAATAGCTTTAGGAACTGTAATAAATGAAACTCCTAAAGAAGATAAATAATGTTTTCTAGTATAAATAGAATACCCATCTTTATTAGAATATACAGAATAATTTTTAGGGTATACAGAAAACAAATTTCTTTGATATTCAAACCCAACATAATATCTTATTGTTGTATTAAAAGCTGGATGATAATAGTCGTTTGCAGAAATTATACCATCAATTAATATTAGAAAATCAGGAACAGCAATTTCATTAAGATGGAAAGCTGTAATGATATCTGAAATATCAGGAATGAAAACTATATCAGCTCCATTTGTTGTGCAGAAATCTACACAATAATTTTTGTCAGTTGGTTTCCAAGGAGGAATTGGAACATTTTGACTAGTTAGATAATTAGTAATATTGGTATGTGGGTAAAAAGTAACTAATGAGATATCAGCTACAGAGTTTGCAGCAGCTATAACATCAATATGTCCTTGGTGCATACGATCTTTTTCATGTCTATCAAAACCGCACTGTGCTACTGTATGACCTGATAATGCAGCAAGCAATGCCGGAAATGTTGTTATTAGGGCCATAGGAATCTCCTAAAATAATGGTTTTCCTGTAAAATCTTCAAAATGTAAAAATGGAAAATTAGAATACAATTTCCTTATATTATTGTTAACTCTTTTTTGTTCACTGGTTAGAACTGGATGAAAGATATCTATTGCCCAAAAATAGTTATCCTCTTTTATTAAGTTAGTAAACTCTTTTATAAATGGACGATCATACACAATTTGTAAAGGATATAAATTTGCTGTTATTGTTTCATGCCCTTTTATACAACTTAGTTTAGTCAAAAAACTTTCAATATTTTTTACATCTTCATCTAGTAGATTCGGCCAATCTGTCATTAAGTTGAAATGTAATCGGCATCCATTTTCACATAAAAATTTTATCAACTTTAAATAGGACTCAACAGTTGATCCTTTTTTCATCCATTTTAACATTCTATTACTTGGGACTTCAATACCCAAGTCAAATAAAAAATTAGTTAATGGTGCTTTTGTTTTATTAAAAGCATATTGTAGAGATTTCAAAATTGAGTCATCTGCTCGCATATAAGTCATATAACTTACGTCATTCCTATTAGGAATATTTGAATATATATCCCGTATCATTCTTGGAGATATAGAAAATGTATGTAACCAAATATATTTGTGTCCAGGATACTCTATAATAGGAATCTCCTTAAATGTTCTATAAACTGGAGTATGATGATATTTACAATAATAACATTTTCCCCAGTAACAACCAATTCCTCTTACTATTCCAAATGAGTAACCAATATTATCATAACCACTTAAAACATTTAAATTCCAGTCAGATGTTTCTATAGAAAGAGCATTCTCAACATCTTCTTTGATAATTTGTCTAAAATTTTTTAAATCTTTTCCAATATTTATTTCATAATGAGTTAATAATGGTCCACCAATAATAACGTCTAAATCTGGATTTTCTCTTGCCCATCGTTCTGCTTCTAAAGCATCATTTTTATACCATACACTAACAAAAACTCTTCCTTTGTTTATAGGAAGATTTTCTCCATGTTTTATCCATATAAAATCACCCATATTTTTACAACTATTCCAGGTATGAGAAAATCCATTTTGAAATAATCTAAATTGACTTTTAACATCAAATAATTTTGGAGAATCTTTATGAAACATTATAAAGTACTTATTCATCTTTCAATCCTACATTCCACCATTTATTTGGAAAGTCATTATGACAAAATCTTGCTAAAATATACTTTGTATTTGGATCATAAACAAAATATAATATCGTTAATCCCTCAATATCTTTAATATTTTGTTGTAGATCTTCAATTGTTCGCATACCTTTTAAAAGTAATGGTTTATTAATTTGTTCTCGCAAAGATTTTGGATAACTATCGCTTATGCTTTGCCCATATTCATCACTTGATGGTTCAATTAAATCATAAAATCTATCTTTCCATATTTCATTTTGCCAACGAGCATAATAAAATCTCCACGGATCTTTTAAACTACCACAATGATATGAGTACTTAATTTTTTCATTTAAAGTTCTTTTAAACATTTGAGCGGCCCGTAATGAGTCCATAATCAATTCATTTTCACTTATAAAAGAAGGTAATGTAGATATTGGTAATGATTCTTTAGCCCATTTTAATAACCTTTTTGGTTTTAAAAAAGCTGTATATTTGTTATCATAAATCATTATAGTATTACACTTTTCTTCTAACTCTTTTATAGCAGTTTTTGATATTGGAAGAATAACTGGCAGTATTGGATGTTCTGAAATTTTTGCTATTTGTAACAACCATGTATTTGCAATTAATCCAATAATAAATTCTGAGTTATTTTTTACTGCTTCGTAACATTTTCTATGCCCATCATGAATTTCTCCATGATTTCCAATAGACCATATACCAACTTTTTTATCAATCTTATTTACGTAGTCTCCAAGATCATCAAGATTATAAAAGATTCTCATATTGCCCACTTTCCATAAAGAACTCCAGCACCAATATACATCGCTACATAACCTAAACCAAGAATTGTAGCTATATATTTTGGTCCCCAAAGTTGTTTACATTGTGCCCAATAATTTGCTGTATGCATTGTTGAAAATATAGAGAAAATCCAAACTGCCCAAAAAGGATCATATTTAAGAAGAAAATAACAATAGATCATTCCTAATGTTCCAGTAAGCATTAGGACCAAATGACCAATTTTATCACCCAACCAGGCAGCTCCAAATCTAAAAATTCCAGTAGCAATATAACTTATTCCAATCATAAATGCTGCTTGACCATCTGAAAAATGTTCTATTCTTTTTAAAGCTGGTATGAATGATGCAATAGTTAAATAAAAAATACCACTCATAAAAAAGAAATAAACCATCATTAACCAAAATTTCCAGTCTACAGCTAACTCTTTAAAGATACTAATTTTCCAACCTTCAACTTTAATATCAGGCATTAAAAAGTAAGCAGCAAATCCTGATATTCCAAAAATTATTGCAATGAAAATAGATGTTGACAACAAGCCAAATGATTTCATTATTATAACTAGAACTAGTAGACCAAAAGCTCCTCCAAAGTTTTTTGCTGATGCTTGAGGTGCAACTAATAGACCATCATATTTTCCAGATGATATTTTTAGAGGAGAAGAAAAAGGAATTAATTTCATTAAAGAAGCTGATATTCCAAAAATCAATCCATAACCATAAATAGTATATGGAGTTAAAATAATTCCTAACATTCCCAATACTATTCCAACTAAGATTGATTTTTTAGCATTTGTATTATCTAAAACCAAACCCATTACAAAGATAGAAGAAGCAACAACTATAAAATACATTGAAGTTGCTGACGTAAAAAAGATAGGAAGCATAGGAGATTTAGAAAGCGTTACCAAACCCCTTTGCCATGATTCTAAACAAAAGATAATTAATGATAAAAAAATCGAAACAAAGATAGTCATATTATTCGCCTTTCATTTTTAAGTTTTGTTCCAAATTAACTAATTTTTTTCTTATTTTACTTTAACCCAATGTCTTCCATCTACAAGTACACTTTTTGGACCCCAAACAAGTTCTAGTTCTTTGTATTGATAAATAGCTACTATTCTTTCTGGAAACGTTATAACTTCCCATCTTTCCATTTTAGTTAAATCACCTTTTTCATCAGTAGTTAATGGTGTTCCGGGATCATATGATTTATCTACGTATGCTAATACCCATCCAGCAACAGCAATTGGAACACCACTTTCAATATAACCAATTGCATTACCAAATGTATCAGAAGCAATACCGATTACATTTTGTTGTCGTCTTTTATTGCATATTCTTGCCTGATCTAATGCTCCATAATAACATTTACCATAAATAATGTTATCATCTGTTTGTCTAAAATCTGCATAGTCGTTATATATTGCATTATAAACTCTTGTTGCATAGAAATACCCGTCATAGTTTAATCTAGTAGTATTAGAAGGAGCACTAGTTCCTCCATAAAACTGACCATCAGCAGCATTAGTACCATTATATTGTACCGCTCCAACTGTATTAACTCCAGCTGTTACTAGTGTTGCAGATGCTCCACTAGAACCAGCAGAACCACTGCTACCAGATGTTCCTGAACTTCCACTGCTACCAGATGTTCCACTTGAGCCGCTGCTTCCACTACTACCAGATGTTCCTCTAGTTCCTGAAGTTCCGCTACTTCCGCTAGACCCAGAAGTTCCTGATGAACCCGAACTTCCTGAAGTCCCTGAACTTCCACTACTACCAGATGTTCCACTAGAACCGCTTGATCCTGATGTTCCAGAAGTAACTCCAACTGCTGAAGTTCCTGATGTTCCACTTGAACCACTACTTCCTGATGTTCCAGATGAACCACTACTTCCAGATGTTCCACTAGAACCACTACTTCCACTACTACCAGATGTTCCTCTAGTTCCTGAAGTTCCTGACGAACCACTACTACCTGATGTTCCTGAGCTTCCACTAGAACCACTAGTTCCTGATGAACCGCTTGATCCTGATGTTCCACTAGAACCGCTTGATCCTGATGTTCCAGAAGTAACTCCAACTGCTGAAGTTCCTGAAGTTCCAGAACTCCCTGAACTTCCAGATGTTCCACTTGAGCCGCTGCTACCAGATGTTCCACTTGAGCCGCTGCTTCCACTACTACCAGATGTTCCTCTAGTTCCTGAAGTTCCACTTGATCCTGAACTACCAGATGTTCCACTTGATCCTGAACTTCCTGAAGTCCCTGAACTTCCACTACTTCCACTAGTTCCAGAAGAACCACTTGATCCAGATGTTCCAGAAGTAACTCCAACTGCTGAAGTTCCAGAAGTTCCTGATGAACCGCTACTTCCGGCTGTTCCTGACGTTCCTGATGAACCACTACTACCTGAAGTTCCTGAACTTCCACTTGAACCACTTGAACCACTTGATCCTCTTGTTCCTGATGTTCCACTTGAACCTGAACTACCGGAAGTTCCAGATGAACCACTACTTCCTGCTGTTCCTGATGAACCTGAAGAACCACTAGTCCCACTAGATCCGCTGCTTCCAGATGTTCCTGATGTTACTCCGATTGCTGAAGTTCCTGAAGTTCCGCTAGATCCTGAACTACCACTACTACCAGATGTTCCAGATGAACCACTACTACCAGATGTTCCAGATGAACCACTACTTCCACTACTACCAGATGTTCCTCTAGTTCCTGAAGTTCCTGACGAACCACTACTTCCTGATTCTCCCGATGAACCACTACTTCCTGATGTTCCGCTAGAACCGGATGAACCGCTAGTTCCGCTAGATCCGCTGCTTCCAGATGTTCCTGATGTTACTCCGATTGCTGAAGTTCCTGAAGTTCCAGAACTCCCACTCGATCCAGATGATCCTGAACTACCAGAAGTTCCACTAGATCCAGATGTTCCACTTGAACCACTACTACCACTACTACCAGATGTTCCTCTAGTTCCTGATGTTCCACTTGAACCACTAGTTCCACTTGAACCAGAACTTCCAGAACTTCCTGATGAACCAGATGATCCATCTTCACCAGATGAACCACTACTTCCACTTGAACCAGATGTTCCACTAGATCCTGATGATCCTGATGACCCACTTGTTCCAGAACTTCCTGATGAACCACTTGTTCCTGATGAACCGGAACTTCCACTAGAACCAGATGTGCCTGAACTACCACTAGAACCACTCGTACCACTAGTCACTCCAATTGCTGATGTTCCACTTGATCCTGATGATCCTGAAGTACCAGATGATCCTGATGAACCAGATGTTCCACTTGAACCACTACTTCCTGATGTTCCACTTGAACCTGAACTTCCTGCACTACCTGAACTACCTCTTGTACCGGAAGTACCAGAACTTCCAGATGAACCAGAAGTTCCTGAAGAACCACTAGAACCAGAAGTTCCTGAGGAACCACTAGAACCACTAGTTCCTGATGAACCGCTTGATCCTGATGTTACTCCAATTGCTGAAGTTCCACTACTTCCGCTAGATCCTGAAGTTCCTGAACTTCCATTAGATCCTGATGTTCCGCTTGTACCACTTGAACCACTACTTCCTGATGTTCCACCAGATCCTGATGAACCAGATGTTCCGCTTGAACCACTAGATCCAGATGTTCCACTTGAACCAGAGGATCCTGATGATCCAGTAGTTCCACTACTTCCACTAGATCCACTAGTTCCACTACTTCCACTAGATCCTGAAGTTCCGCTAGAACCACTTGATCCAGAAGTTCCAGAAGATCCACTAGAACCACTTGTTCCTGATGAACCACTTGATCCAGAAGTTCCAGAAGACCCACTAGAACCTGAAGTTCCAGAAGATCCTGATGATCCACTAGTTCCTGATGAACCAGAACTTCCACTAGTTCCTGATGTTCCGCTTGAACCACTAGATCCAGAACTTCCAGATGTTCCACTAGTTCCTGACACAGCAAATACTGCTCTGCTTACACTCTGTTGTGATCTCCAGTCAATATACACATTTTCAGATGCAGAATCTGATGAAACTAATTTAACATTTCCATAAGTATCCCAAGCAGCAGAATCATTAGTTTGATAAATTATTGTACCAAGAGGAATAAATTCTACTGTTGGTAACCCAATTGTATATAATGTAGTTATTTCTACTAATGCTCCTTCTCTAGCTAATGTTCTGCTTGTATATTCATTTTGTCCTTGAAAAGCAATAATATATTGATTCGGATCATTTGAAGTAAATAAATGTGCAAGAACATAATCATTATTTGAACCGGCTTGAACCTGAGATCCGCTACCAGCAGTTATTTGATTATAGTTAACTCTTTGTCCAGCAGTTCCTTTAGCAGCTAAGAATGAAGCAGCTTGTTTTCTCCAATTAGTTCCATCCAAATAAAGTAAAGGAAAAGTTGCAGGTGAAAAAGGGACTATAACTCCTTGTTGAGAAATTTCATGAACAATATCTTCATCAGCAAACCTTCCAGCTTGAACAATAAATTGATTTTGTCTATCGCTTGTTGGTGCATTATTATTATTACTATCTGCTGTCGCCATATTTACAAGAGCTAAACCATTAAAATAAACCGCACCTCTGCTAAGATGAAGATTAATATGGGTATCAGCATCCATTGTCAACCCATGTCGTTCTTCACTACCACCAACCCATACATTGTTTGTATTATCCCAATACCCCATTCCAACAATACATTGATCTTTTAGAATACTAGAAACAAATGTTTGAGTAGCAATTAAATCTTCACTAGTATCAAGATAAAAATACCACATTCCTTCAGCTTTAGTATATGGGGAACCATCAAATGTAACTGTCTTAGTTCCAACACTATGTTTAACACCATGAATATAGTAATCAAATGAACCACCAGTTGGAGCTATTTGAAATACTGGAGTAGCACCATCTGTATAAGTAAGAGTAGATTCAGATCTAGAATATATACCAGTTGGTTCACTTGTAATCGCTCCAATATCTGCAAGACTAGCACTTGTTCCTGATGAACCCGACGAACCAGCTGATCCTGATGAACCCGAAGTTCCACTAGAACCCGATGAACCGCTAGTTCCTGATGATCCTGAACTACCACTACTGCCAGATGTTCCTCTTGTACCACTAGTACCAGATGATCCTGAACTGCCTGAAGTTCCAGAGCTTCCAGATGAACCTGATGTTCCTGATGAACCGCTAGAACCAGATGAACCACTAGAACCTGATGAACCACTAGAACCTGATGTTCCAGATGATCCTGATGAACTAGATTCACCACTACTTCCAGCTGATCCAGAACTTCCAGCTGTTCCACTTGACCCTGTTAACCCACTACTTCCTGATGAACCAGCAGGTCCAGGAGCTCCAGAAAGAGAAACATTCCAAGAATCGAAAGTTCCACCACCATTAGTAGTATCAACATCAACCACAAGTTGTCCTGTTCCAAAATCATATGAAAGAATATATCCTTCCATATTATTTGTAGAGTCAGCAGCAATAATTATTCTCTGGCCTATTGAAAGAGCTAATCCGACCTCTACAGTTAATGATTGATTTCCAGTACCAATAGTTAATTCAGTTGTTGAAGTTGTTGTATATCTATCACCAGAATATCCTGCAGTTCCTGAAGTTCCACTAGATCCTGATGAACCAGATGTTCCAGCTGATCCAGAAGTACCAGATGAACCACTAGAACCTGACGTTCCTGATGAACCAGATGAACCACTACTACCAGGACCACCTGTTTCACCACTTGAACCACTACTACCAGATGAACCACTACTTCCAGAAGTTCCTGAACTACCTGACGAGCCACTACTTCCAGGATCACCTGATTCTCCAGAACTTCCACTACTACCTGATTCTCCAGATGAACCACTACTTCCAGATGTTCCAGATGTTCCAGATGAACCGCTACTTCCACTTGTTCCAGAAGAACCACTTGAACCAGATGTTCCGCTTGTTCCTCTAGTTCCTGAAGTTCCACTAGAACCACTACTTCCTCTAGTTCCTGAAGTTCCACTAGAACCAGAAGTTCCAGAAGTTCCAGCATCTCCAGATTGAGCAAAAGAAAACACTATATGGTCATTTAAACTAAAACTATCATTACTATCAACATATTCAACTGTTAATTTATACCAAGGATCAGATACTAGTTCATTAAACTGAATGTTCGTAATTGAAAAACTATTTCCATCAGTATTTGCTACATAAATACTTCTGATATTATCAGATCCCCATGATAAACTAAGTATAGCATAATTTGTTCCACCACCACTATAACTAGCTATTGTATTGTAATTATAATCGTATACAATAATTTGTTGCATTCTAATTAAATCGGAAGTAATTATTACTTGTGTTGGTCTATAATTATAATACCAATTTGCAGGAGTAGGAGATGCTAAATCAGGATTTACATATATCTGAACTACCTGATTTCCAAAGAAGTTATCGGAATCCCATTTATTTACATTCCATGTTCCTGTTACTGCAAACCAATCAACATTATCAAAATGTTGAACGTATCCACCTCCACCAAAAACTTCAAGATCAATAAGTTTGAATGTAGCAAATAATGAACTATTTCCTTCTTCAAAAAGTCTTATTCTACCTTTAATATCATTTACTACATCATCCAAAGATTCGATCCAATCAGTTACATCTATTGCAGATATTTGCTCGCCACTTACATACATTTCTGAAGTACTAGTAGCATCACTAGCATTAAATCTTATATAACCAGAAGTTGGATCTTCTTCTGTTGTATTATTACTAAAAAGAAATAGTTGACTATCACCACCAAAATCTCCTCTAGATCCTGATGTTCCACTAGAACCCGAACTACCAGAAGTTCCACTAGTTCCAGATGAACCAGATGAACCGCTTGAACCAGAAGTTCCACTAGTTCCTGCACTACCTGATATTCCACTAGAACCAGAAGAACCACTTACTCCAGTTCCTCCACTAGTTCCAGAAGTTCCCGACGTACCACTCCCACTACTACCTCCACTTCCTGAATGTGAGTCAAAATATCCTTTTGTTACGAAATGTTCATCACGGACGGGATCAAGGCCACCTACACAGCTATCCATTGAAAGGTCATTAAAAGCACCAGATTGCATAACCGTGTTAGCGAATTGAATACTCTCATCGGCCTTTATTATAAGGTCGCCTTCTTTGAATTTTGCCATTAAGTAAAATCTCCATCTTTTTTTTAAAAAAGACCGTTTATAAAAACCGAGATTTTTTAAAAATATTGTCGTAAGATAATCACTAAAATAGGTATTCAAATATTCACTAATTCTAGAATAAATTAAATCACGTCATTCAACTTCCCCTTTTTTATTTGTTACATAAAATTTAGGAAATCAGATTTGCTTTCTTAATTGCGTCAATAATCATTTGAGTAGTTATTTTCTTATTACATTCATAGTCTTTATACCAAACACAAGCTTCTAAAGATCTATTAAATAAAAGTGTAGTATCATGAAAACAAGATGTACATGATCCTTCTGGTGGGAGAACTCTAGTATTTCCAGAAACAAACTCACAATTAATACTATAGCCACCTATCATAACTACTGGTTTATTTAATCCCCACGCTAACCAAGATGGTCCGTGAGGTAAACCAATATAAAATTCTGAATGGTATAAGTTATTAGCAGTATGAAGTATAGGTTGACCAGTTTTATCAATAATGTTTTTAAGCGCAGTTTTTTCTTTACTAATAACCATAACTTTGTATCCAACTGAATTTAACCAATCAACTAATTCTTGCCAACCATTTGGATATAACCACATCTTAGCCCATTGAGTAGCTCTTTCTGAAATACAAACGTATTTATCTTCTATAGGTCTAGGAAGGTTTGGAATATGAATTTTAGTTCGTATTTCTTCATAAGGCATTCCTAAAGAATCTGAAGCAATTTTTTGTAATGTTGATTCTCTCCAGCATCTTTTATTTTTATAGTTGCTTGTATCATCATCAAAACAACCAATAACATAAGACGCATAAAGATTATGAACGACTGTTCCTGGTTTAACAAAATTCAATTCTGGATATTCATCTTTAAATAACTCGTTCCAAAATGTAGAAACATAAATATTACAATTATGAATTTTTCTAAATTCTTCTACATATGGAACCCATGCTATAGTATCACCTAAAGCAGAACTTTCAAATGAAATTAAAACATTTTGATTAGTAGCATTATACTTATGAATAACATTACCATTAACTCTTATTTCCCACGGAGTAAACCATTGTCTATTACACATCGTCCAAAAATTTGGTTTTATTTTATCACCAAAAATAGCTTTGTTCTCTATTGGATCAAAAAATTCTACTACATAGTCTTTAGAAGAAGTTCCTTTAATTTCTACTTTTGGATTATAAATAAATGATACAGAAATAGAATCTTGATCGCTTATTTTCTGAACACTTCTAATTGTTAATGGAACTTTTTCATATAAACTTAGAAGTTGTTTTCCAGGTGAATCTGCGCTAGAATTTAGAATAATTCTTCTATTAATTAATGATTCTCCATCTAGTTGAGTTGCAATTCTATTTTTTGTAATTCCAAATCGTTTATTCCTTTGACTAAAAACTCTAAGAAAGAACAAATCAGCTACATCCCATTTTTCAGTTTGTAATATTTCTAATAGTTCTGTTCTAATACTTTTGGGAAACATAATCATATGACAGAGATAAAACTTATCTGTAACACAAGCAATATCGTTTGCTGGTTCTAAAATTTGCGATAGTAATTCTCCAGTTATTAAACTTCTTCTATCACCAAAAGAGAAATAGTCAACTTTATTCTCATTAATAAACTTACAACATTGATTGAAAATTCCCCCAAACTTTTCAAAAGGAACTTCAATATATGCATCTCTTTCGCAAATCATAAAGAAGTCTAAATCTTCAGTAAATTCTTTTTCAATTGCATTTCTAAATGCTAGATAACATCCATAGTGTCTTCCAGTTAATGAATTTCCACCAGGTTCTGGTCTAATATCTTGAGGTCTAATACAAGTTTCTTTTGGTGGTTCATTATTATAAGGAAAATTCATATGAGAAACATATTCAATACCCAATTTTTCAAGTTTCGAAATAGATTTGCTTGACTTTCTTTCAACTTCATCTTCTTTAGAAAAAAGATGAACAACTTTCACATTATATTTTGTTTTCATTTAACAAACTCCCTTCTATTTATCCATTCAACTAAATATCGTTCATTTGCGATATGAACACCACCGTCGCTTAATTCTTTAATTAGAAAACCATCTTTATCACAATATTTATCCATAATATCAACAAAAACAACTTCCAAATTTTCTCTAAGAAGTTTATTCATATATTTAGCATATAAAAGTCTCTCATAATCTGAACCTATAAATGGAATTTTTCGTTCCGGAGATCCATACCATACATTTTCTCTTTCACTATCTTTTATTGGGTGAACCACATTAAAAATCCATATATTACTATTAATCTTTGCATTTTCACGAATTGTATTTAAATATTCTTTTACTATGTTTTCAATAGTTTCTTTCCATGGTTGATATTTATGAATATGGTAACGACAATCTATTTCTCCAAAACAAAAACAAGCAATATCATCTTTTGGAATTTTGTCAACTAAGATCATCCGACTCAAACCAAATTTATACATAGTTTGCGGAACACCATTAGTATGATCTACCGGAACTATTGCATTTGGAATTTTTACTTTATATTGTTGGTTCTCAAATTCTCCCCACGGAAAACAACAATGAGAATCTCCAAAAGTATAAATCATTTAACAAACTCCCTATAGTATTTTTCAAGTTGATCTGCTACAACTTTCCAATCATATTTAGATACAGCTAATTCTCTAGATCGTTTTGATAAACGTTCGTAGTTATACATTGCACCTAAAATTGCTTTCTTTACACTTGCAACAGTTCTTTCTGCTACTAATGTTTCATTTGGAATAACGTCTTTTCCAACATATGTTGCCACTACTGGTAGACCACAAGACATAGCTTCAATAATTGCTACTGGTGGCCAACCAGCTTCCAAGAAAGTTGGGAATGCAAAAATAGCATGACTTTGAAGAAGATACAATAATTCTTCTTCAGTTGGATCAAGAATATTCATAAACTTATATTTTTTTGCTTTCATTTGAGAAGCAAAATCTTGGTTACTTTTAGTTGGGCCTGCTATTGTAATTGAAATATTCATCTCATTTGCTGCCTGAATCGCCAGTTCAAACCCTTTTCTATCAACTAATTCGCCATCCATATCATATAGTGTGTTGCCTACACAAAGAACACTCATGGGTGCTTTGGCGTCATGTGGTATAAAATAACTGGTGTCTGTAGAGTGTTGTAAGAATCTGAGTTTATCTTTTACTTCATCAAAGAACTCAAATAAAAATTCAGCCCCCAAAAATGTACATATAGATCCTTTTATAGCTTCAATTTGTTGTTTGTATAATGGAGAATCTTTTCCATGAGTTACAACATGATGATCGTCCATCGAAAAGAAATAAGGAATATTTCTTTCTTTCAAAAGAATAGCTTGATTAGCAATATGAGCATGCGCAAAATCATATGGTTTATGAATATCTAATGGATAACTAATATCTACAGTATGACCTTTTTCTTCTAAACACTTTTTATAACCCCAAATAATTTTTTCAACTGCACCCCAATTATTAGGAGGAATTGGAATTGCACCAGGTTGAATATGACACATTGTAAATTTAGATCCTGAATATGGCTTTATATTTATTTTTGGTTCATTTTTAACTATAACATGATCTTGTTGTTCTATAACAGGTTCTTCCTTTATTACTGGTTTAATTGCTGGTTTTCCTTTCCCATGTTTATATGCTGTAATATTACCAAAAAATAACTCAGAACTTCCAGGACGATACGAAGAGTTTTCATGGATATCAAATTCATAATCTAATTTTTTAAGCTTGTTAATTATTCTGTTTACTTCTCCTTTATTATAATGAAATTCTATAATTAGTCTTTCTATATCAAGTTCTTCAATAGTATCAAAAATAGCATATTCAGAACCTTCTGTATCTATTTTCATTAAATCAATCTTTGAAAGTTTATAAATATCAAAAAGATCCTGAAAAGTAATTGCATCTACTTTCTCTTCAAATTTAAATTTATCTTCTTGTTGATATAAAGATCCCATTGTACTATTTTTACTAAACATCCAAAAACTTTTTTCACCGCGAGTATCACTAATAGCTTTATCAATTATAGTAACTCGTTCATCTGCTCCAAAAGTTTTTCGCAAGTTATTAACTGATCTAGGAAAAGGTTCTACTGTGTAGGAATGAACTGCTCCTTGATCTAAAGCATAGTTAGTAAATGTTCCAGAACTCGCTCCAATATCTAAAATAACATCACCTGGCTTAATCATTCCATCATAAATTTTCAGTTCATAAAATTCAAGGAAGTTATAATAAAGAGCATCTAAAGGATAAACATTAAATTTTGTTTTAGTAAACGGAGGATTCTTTCTTAACCATAACTCTTTTGATAAAAGAAGATTGTCATTCTTATAAAACTCAACAACAAAACCATTAAAATTCTGAACATTAATAAATGAAACAGCTTGACAAGGATTAATCCACCAAACAGAATTATGAGTAAATGTTAACTCAGTATTATAAATTGGAAGATTCGTATCTGCATCTCTAAGAACTATATCTAATTTTTGTGCTACTAAATCATGATATGTTAGATAAATTCTATTCTCAGTTGTATTAAATGTCAAAGTTACATCTATTGGATCTAATGGTTTAATCCTTGTAAGATCTTCAAAACCAAGAGCTTTAAGTAGTGTTTTACAATTCTCTAAAATATCATCTTTTAGAAAAATCAAACCTTCTTTATCACTATATGCCCCACCATATGTATCATGATCGTATAGTAACATTGGAAGCTTCCATGAAAGTGCTTCTTTTATTACTAAAGGATTTGATTCTTTATCAGCACCAACTGGTTTTGAAGCAAAATAGAAAACGTCAGCAGAAGCATAAAAAATTTCAGGATCATTTCTTTCACCCCAAAAAACACAGTTTTGGGTTCTTTTGTTTAAAAGTGGATCCCAATAAAATTTAAAGTTATCAGCCATATTTCCAACAAAATGAAATTGAATTGGGTATCTCTGTAATAACTTTGCAATATAAATTAACTCTGCTTGATTTTTTCTAGGAGTAAATAACCCAACATTTAAAACATGCTTATATTGAGGATCTGCTCCTATTTTCTTCAAAGCTTCTATTCTATTAGGTCTTACTTGATCTGGAATTGTATACTCTACAATTTTTGAAGGAATATTATATGAACTGTATAATGTAGCATGATATGCATTTATAAAAGAGAATCCATCTGGAAGATAAGTTTTCTTTGTAGGATCAAAAGAAGAATCGTGAGAAGTTTCAATGATTTTATATTGTCTATTTGGTGAATAAATAACATTACATAATTCTGATGGTAAACCAGCTATTTCAGGAAATTCTTGCATATGAATAACATCTGGTTTTTCATTTTGAATTAATCTTTGTAAATGTATTATTTTTTGTGAAACATCATCTCCTTGAAGAGTAATAAGATTTTCTAGTAATAAACTTTGAATTTTACTTCTTTGAACTATAAACTTTCCTCCAGTAACATCTGCATATTCAATTACAAATAAATTTTCTCTTGGTATTCCTTCTTTTAAAATATTTTCAATTGACCAAAGAAGATATTGAGGCATTCCACCAGTTGATAAATGTTGCGCAAAAAAGAAAACTTTCATACTTTATCCTTTCATAAAAAATCAATATAAGATTCAATGTTCTTATTAACTTCTTCGTATAAAAAAACGTTAGATTCAAATACCTTAATTTTATTTATGTTCTCAGGAATAATATTAAAATACCATTGATTTGCTTCAGTAAAATTATGATGAATTGTGTCAGCTATTCCATTTTCATTCTCTACAATAATCATTCGATTTTTCTTAACTGGAACATGATTATAACTGAATATTACTAATCCATCACTTGATTCTCCTCTAATTCTTTTTTTATATAGTTTAGTAATACATCCTTGATATTTGGCTGGAACATTACTAGGTGTTGTTTCTGTATTCCAAACTGTATCTGGAAAATCAATTGTTATGTCTGTTAAACCAGATCTCTTTAAAAGTCTTGTAGAACCGTTCATTTTAAAATTTTCATATATGTATCTTTCAGCAATCATAAAATCTTTATTCTTTTGATGAACTAGTAAAAAATTAAGATAATCTTTTTCATCTCTAATACGACGAACTTTCTCTAAAAAATAAAAACAATGACAATAAAAATAGTGAAAAGAAACATCTCTTTCTTTTTCATTTTGTCTTTCATTAAAATAAAACAAACCAAGAGATTTAGAATTTTCACATAATTTAGGAACTTGGTCAACAAAGTCTAAAGATCTTTGACCCATTAAATCGTCAGCTTCAAATCGTTGAAAAAACTCATAACCAAGGGTACGAGCAAAATTAACTGAGTTAAATAAATTAACCAAAACAGATAAACCATGCCTTTGTAAACCTGGAACAACATCATATACAATAAAGTTACCATATTGTCTCCAGAATATTGTAGTGGCATAATTTGTATATGTATCTTCAAATAACTGATTTCTTTTATCATAAAAATAGAAGTCAACTTTTTCTATAACTGAAGATTTTATTACTGTATTTGAAATCAAAAGAATATCATGTTTTCTTTCTTTTAATCTATCAATTCGGTTGTTTAGTTTATCTTCTACTTTATCATTATGAACAAAAGAATCTATAATAGTTAAAGTATCTTTCATTTATTCATTTCATCCTCAACCATTATTTTAACTAATTCTTCAAAATTAACAGATGGAGACCAACCTAATTGCTGTTGGGCTTTAGTAGCATTTCCACATAGATAATTTATATCAATTGGACGCCACAATTTTTGGTCAAAAATTACGTAATCTCTATATTTTAGTCCAGCTAGATTAAATGCTGTCTCTAAGAAATCTCCAACAGAATGTGTTTTTCCAGTTGCAATTACAAAATCTTCTGCTTTATTTTGTTGAAGCATTAACCACATTGCTAATACATAATCAGGTGCATAACCCCAATCTCTTTTCGCATTTATATTTCCAATTCGTAACTCTGTTTCATCTCCTTTTTTTATTTTAGCTACAGCTTGAACAATTTTTTTGCTTACAAATTGTTCACCTCGTCTTGGAGACTCATGATTAAATAAAATCCCACCAACAGCAAACATTTCAAAAGCATCTCTATAATATTTAGTTAGTTCAAATCCAGATACTTTAGAAATTCCATATGGAGATACTGGATTAAATGAAGTTGTTTCATCTTGATAAATTGAATTAGATTTTCCAAACATTTCACTAGAACCAGCGAAATAAAATTTACATTCCGGACATACTTGATGAAGAATAGAAAGTACATTATGAGTCCCAGTAACATTTGTATCTAATGTTGAAAATTCATATTTGAAAGAATCAGCTACAAAACTTTGTGCGGCGAGATGGTAAAATTCGTCTGGTTTTACTTTTGAAATTATGTCTAATAAGGAAGGATAATCTTCAATAGATGAAAAATGGATATGCAATCTTGATAAAATATGTGCAATTCTATAGTAACGATTGTCATTTAAATTGGCTATATGTCTTATAATACCATGAACTTCATAACCTTTGGATAAAAGGAGTTCTGCTAAATAACTTCCATCTTGACCAGTTATTCCTGTTATTAATGCCTTTTTCACTATTTTTCACCTTTCTATTTTAATATTTGTTCTAATTAGAAATTATTTATACCCAACTACTCTGCTATCAACAAATGTTTTTCCATATAAATTTGTCTGTATTTCTACTTTACTATAACCTACTGTTTTTAATATTCTAGTCATACTTTCAGCACTATAACCCCATTTATGCACCATTGATATATCAGGATATTTAGTATAGTCGCCATAAATGCTTCTGAGAGTTCTCTTAACTAATGGGTCACTATTACTCCAAAAACAATCTGGATTATTAACAACTTCTTTACATGCTTTAAGTAAATCTGGCCACTCAACTGCTACAAAACCATTTGGTTTTAAAACTCTATACCACTCAATAAATATTGAAATTATAAGATGACGAGAAATATGTTCTATTACATGAACTGATAGAATATCATCAACTACATTATCTCGAATAGGTAAAGGTTTAGTAAGATCATAATAAATTATTCTCGGATCAATCACTATATCACAGTTGATATAATCTTCAATTATTTTAGGACCACATCCCAAATGCAATCTTACTGGTTTTCCTTCTTTTATTAGCCCATTTACTTTTTCTTCCAGCGATGGCATTAATGAACTCCGTATTGAATATCTATACATTCATTACAAACAGTTCCCTTTACATTCTTAGCTAAGTGAGCTCTTCTTAACTCTTTGAATTTATCAGAATACCATATTTCTTTTAAAGATTGAGTTTTAAAATCTCCCATTACCCATTGCCCTGTTGCGTCATGACAACAACAAGTAAATCTTCCATCTACTAAAACATGACCAGCAGTAAATAAAGCCCAACATGGTAGAGGATCAACTGGATTATCATACATACCAACATTTCCAGGAGTTTTCTTATTTCCAAATTCTGGAACTTCATTTAATAAAGGAAGCCAATAATGTTCATCTACATATGGTAAAATACTTGTTTCTAATAGAGGTTTCATCTTTTCAACTTGTTCATCATTATAGTGAATTGATGATGCATATAGTCTTGTTTTGTAACCCCATTGTTCTCTTAGTTCCCAAGCTTTTTGAATATTTATAAGAATTTGTTCAAATGTCCTGGAATCTTTTTGAGGATCCATTTTTGTTGGTCCTACTTTAGTCATACTTCTAAATTGGTCAATATCAGCAAAATTAACTGACCATTTTATACTATCTATACCTCTTTTCATTAGTCTTTTTGTATTATGGGCAATAGCTAAAGATCCATTACTAGTCAGAAAAACATATGGTATTTTAGCTTCATCTTTTAAATATGAAACTGCTTCAAATAATAGATTCATACTTACCATTGATTCCCCAATATAAAAAACACCAACTTCTGGAATTTGGTTCTCTTTTAACTCATTTGCTATTTTTTTGAACAATTCAAAATCCATTTCTTTTTGTGGTTTTTCTGTTCTTGTTGAAAAAGCACAATATGAACACCCAAAATTACAATCAGAACATAATTCTATTTTCACTGATTTTGGCAATGGAGGGTCTTCCCTTAAGTACTCTTTAGGTATTTTAGCAATTTTATAAAGTCTTGATGTCATCTTTTCCATTCTTGCCATTTCCAATTTCCTCCTTTGAACTCATTAAAATTTCTATTCTTTCAATTTGTCTAGGTTCTTTATTAAGTTCTGGATAGTCAGTAACAGAAATTTTATTAGCACTATGAATATAAAAATATTTATTTAAAGTTTTAATCCACCATTCTAAATTTTCTTGAATTAAATGTGCATTCCTTCCATCTGGTAAAGTTTTTGAACTTGGGTCTGTATTAAGTATTACAAAGCATAATTTTCTTGTACATCTTCTAATATCAATTAATGCTTTATCAAGGAATTCCTTTTCAATATGTTCTAATATATCTATACAAGTAACTAGATCTGCTGGTCTTGCAATTTCATCTTTTCCATCAATTGCTGGATCATATTCCCAAATTGGGAAATCTAAACCTTTTGCAAGCATTCCTTTTCCACACCCATAATCTAATAATGTTCTTGCTCCAATTTCATTATATAAATCTCTAACTCTTGTAACATAAGACATACCACTACATCCATAACCTGGATCCATGGAATGAAGCATTTTGTTTTGATAAATATAATCTCTAGATATTGTATCAGGTGGAGTTAGAAAAGCAATACTCGAAGCAGGAACTCTTTTATCAACTAATCTATTACGAAGCTTATTAAAAGCCATATGTTGAATCATTCCGTCGCCATGTAAAGTCATATTTACATCTGGTAAAAGTGACCATTCAAAAAAGAATTGTTTTGCACATAAATAATATGCTGGTGTTGTAAAATATTCCACTCCATCTATATAAGTAATAATATATTCCATTGGAGCATTTGGATGTTCAGAAGCATGTCTTAATCCATCTTTAGGAAAGTTTCCATCTAATCCAAATAAGTGAATATTTGTAAATCCCATAAATCTAGCAATTATTATTGCTCTAAGCCCAACGTTACTTCCACCAGATAAAACCCATTCACCACGAGGAATGATTTTTAAAACTTCATCACCACTTTCACCACTATATGAATGCCAAAGAGTAATCTTTGCATTATGAGCTTCAAGGTGATCAAATAATTTTGGATGACAGCAACTTGCTATTAGAAATTCAGTATCTGGACTAATATCATCGCCAATTAGTTTTACTTTATGGGGTCTAGGATCAACATCCACATGCCAAGTTGGAGTAAAACCTTTTTCTCTAAGAAATTTATGAGAACCGCTGCAAGTCATAATATATTTGAAATTTTTTAGTTCTGGCCATGTTATGTTTAAAGAAGGACCAAAACAGACTATGGCTATTGGATCTGGTTTAATAATGATTACCGGTTGAATTCTCTTTTTAACTCTTTCAATAGAATGTTTTATTTGAGCATCTCTAAGCCAAGTTGGAATACAAAATTGAGCTTCAATGTTTGAATTTTCATCAACAATTTGACCGACTTCAAAAGGTTTTCCATCAATAGTAGCAACAGCTTTAGATTCGGTTCGTTCAATAACTGTCCCCATCTTATTCTCCTAAAAGTTTATTCGCTATTTCAACCCACATCTTAGAAAGGGTTACAGGATCATGTTTTACTTTAACAATTTCTTGTCCTTTTTTAATTCTATTTATTGCTTCCTCAACATTATTATTAACCCAAGAAATACCTTCTTTAATATCCCCAACCCACATTTCATAGTTAATATATTCTGGAATATAATTAGCTACAACAAATCTTCCTTGTCTTATAGATTCAAACATTCTATTTCCACCTTTAACATAATACTTCAAAGAATTAAATACAGGAATTACAACTATATCACACCATTTAAAATGTTTGGGCATTTCTTCATGTCTCCACCTAACAAATTCAAGACTTGTTCCATTATGTTCCCATTTTACAGAATCAGATTTATTTGGAATTGAAGTATTTTTTGGAATTATTAAAGCGTCAGAAACGAGTCTTAAATTGATGTATGGAAATGAGGTTTTCATTACAGGTTCAATATTAGTTGATGAACCATACCATAAAACATTTTTTACTTTTCCAGATGGAATTTCTGGACTAGACTCTTCAAACTCATATGAATCTAGAATTATAATAGGGTCTTTTCCGGTATAACCTTTTATAACTTCTTTTAAACCATTTGTTGAACAAGTAACTGCATCAGCAATTTCACACATTTGAATATAATAGTTTTTAAATTGCCCTTCAAAGTGATTATCGCAAATATCAAAAATAACTTTTTTACCATTATTTTTTAAGTTTTTAGCAAGTTCAATATCAGGTGGATAAAAATGTTTTTGAAAAATAGTTATATCACCCACTCCATATCCAACATTATATCCTAATTTCTTTAATATATTTATGGGAATATTTGTTCTATACCTAAAACTTGCTAACTCATTATTCGCTTTTATATTCCAACCAATTTTCACAGATATCTTCCTTTCTTTATGCGACTCTCCAAAATCTCATATTTGAACCTGCTATCATAGTTACAGTTAAACTTGCTGTTTCAGATCTAAACATTAATTGTAATGAACCGCCAGCATTTACTTTACATGCCCCTCTAATAAATAAAGGATAAGTAGTAGCTGCAGCTTGTGCTGTAGTAAACTGAGTTGTATTTGTTGCAGTAGTTTGCCAACCAACGTTTAAAGCAGATACAGCTAAAGCAGCACCAGTTGCACCTTCAGCTTCATACGAAACTCCAAACGTTGTAAATGATAATGTTGATAATGACATTGCCATACCAATACCACAAGCAGTTGAAGCGGTTTGATAAAGCATAAACCCTTCAAAGTTATAATAACCTCCAGCCGCTAAGTTAAAACTAAAACCAGTAACATTAGTTAATGCTGCTGTTCCGGTTACAACTTGATTATTTACAAGATAAGCTTTTGAAACTGTTTCTCCAGATGATCCAGATGAACCAGAACTACCACTTTCGCCACTACTACCAGAAGAACCGTCATCACCACTTGATCCTGAACTACCTGAAGTACCACTAGTACCAGAAGATCCAGAACTACCACTGGTACCAGAAGATCCAGAACTACCACTGGTACCAGAAGAACCCGAACTACCAGAAGTTCCACTTGAGCCAGAACTACCATCCTCTCCAGATGAACCGCTTGTTCCTGATGTTACACCAGCTGCACTAGTTCCTGATGATCCACTTGAACCTGATGAACCGCTTGAACCAGATGTACCAACCGCTCCTGATGTTCCTGCACTACCAGAAGAACCCGACGTTCCAGATGAACCAGAACTACCAGATGTTCCACTAGATCCTGATGATCCGCTTGTACCAGATGAACCTGAAGATCCGCTTGTTCCTGATGAACCTGAACTACCTGATGTTCCACTAGATCCTGAAGATCCGCTTGTTCCTGATGAACCTGAACTACCTGATGTTCCAGATGAACCACTTGAACCTGATGTTCCTGATGAACCTGAACTACCTGATGTTCCAGATGAACCGCTTGAACCTGATGTTCCTGATGAACCTGAACTACCTGATGTTCCAGATGAACCACTTGAACCTGATGTTCCACTACTACCTGAGCTACCTGAAGTTCCT